ATTGTTGTGGTGCTTTTTGACGTATTTCGTCGAGTGTTTCACGTGAACTAGCGTTGGCTACTGTGTAGCGCAAACTTGCACGAACAGTAAGTGTTTCAATACGACCACTTCGGCTGATGTAATTAATCGGTACAACTATACCTTGCATCTCATCAGGAGTAATTTTATAATCAGCACCGTTACTTACACGATAATATAGTCTATAATTACCCTGAGGTATATTAGCAAAAGACCCATCACCAAACACTAGATCAATTTGATCACTGGCTCTGGTGTTGACTTGAAATACAGATTTATTAGTGCTTTTATTATAGATAACGTTGGTATTGTTTACTGTCGCAACCTGTGTCCATACTGCATTTGGTAGGCCCTGCGCATCTAAACTGTATAACCATATGTCAGTATTATTAATATTATCTACGTTAACACTATACACACGATTTGGTGTGCTTTCTTGGAATGTAAAATCAAGTGATTTTAATTCACCTTGTTTAAAATAGGTAAAGAACCCTGTATTATTGCTGGTATTACCTAAATTATCATTACGATAAAGTAGATTAAATGGTTGATTTTGACGAGGTGCAGCTTCGTATACAAAAGTTCTACCTGCACTTGTCGGACTAGTCATTTCAAATTTAGTTGTTGTGCCTTCAATTTTAGTTGTAAAACTATATGTTGCAATAATACTCGGTACTAAATTTATTTGATATTCGTCGTTGGTTATACCATTAATTAATTGTGAGTTACTAGGTTTACCAACAGATTGAGTCGATAATAAACCTGCATTGATCACTGCGGTGAACTGCTCATACCAATTGTCGTTTGCTGAATCGGACCATGAGATTACTAAACCGGACAAATTAATACCGTTACTGTCGTATACAGTTTCAGTTGTACTTACACTGTCAACTTTTAAGAATCCACTGGCAGGGATATTACGTTTAGGATTGTATGAAATTAGTTTGGCTAATTTAAGCACACTGTCACGACGTTGTGCAGTATCCATAAAGTTTTCACGTGCGTTTAAATCGCCACGGAAAGCTAGACTTTGACCTAGGAACGCAATTAAATCAATCAGTGCAATAAACTCACTTGATTCAATAAAGTCGTTAAAGTCCTCTGGGTAATATAAGCGTAAATAATCAATCATTGACTTACGAAGTGTTTCGTAGTCATAGCTTTGAAAGTCCGCATTGCGGAAGGTTTGATAGACTCGTGTCCAGTCTTCCGCAACTAATAAACCTGATTGTCTTGTGGTAATAGCCATACTAATTCCCTGTTATAATGTATTTATTTAAGGAAAAAAGTACGTAGTTTATTAATATGTTGTGAGTGTTCTGTTTTGATTGTTGAATCTAAGATTCATTAAATTTGTTTGATTTGTCTGTAGATAGCGTAGTTCAAGTTCAATTTGGATACCAGTTTCATACTCAGTAACGATAACATTGTCGATAGAAACACGTGGGTCATAGGCGGCAATTGCTTTAATATCAGCTATAATTGCACTCTTAAGTTCAGGAGTGAATGGATCATATAAAACGTTCCATATAATAGTGCCAAAATTAGGATTCATCAGTTTCTCACCTTTGCGGATTTGAAAGTGATTTGTTAAATCTTGCTTAATTAACTCAAAGTCAGTTAGACGAAACTTTTTATTTCGTCCTACTGTTGAGAAACCTTTATATAAAATAGCCATAATAATATTTATCCTAGGGTTATGTGGATTTAATTGGTTGATCTAATGTGGCCATTTTTGGTCCTAGTACTGCAACGGCATATTTGCCTTTGGCAAAATAATTATCGCCGGTAGTACCAAAAGCATCTGTTTTGCCACTACCGCCACGCCATTGTTTGGCGCCGCCAGCGCCTAGTAAGTGACTAACTGCCAATAATCCCGCTACATCTTCGAGAGGAGTATCTTTAGTCACAGTACCAATATTACATAATGTTTTGTAGTTGCGTTTGGTATAAGCACACATCTCAGCTTCTTGTATGGCTGGACTGTTTAGGAATTTTTCTAAGCTATCAATGCCGTCTTTGCCAATCCAGTTATTTGGGTTGCGTAACTGTGCATTACTACCGCAGGACATTTTAACATGTTTGGCATCCTGTAATGCAGGATATCCAAATTGATATTTCCCTACGAATCCGATACTATTGATACATCGATATCCGCTTTCACCGTTTGCTTGTCCACCTCGTCCGGGAGATCCGCTTTCGCTTTTACCTATAACTGCATAGTACGCTGTCATTTGTGCAGAAGTTAGCCCGCCAATTGAACAGTCAGTGGTAGGTTGATTTCGTAGATCAACTTCAGTGGCTGGATTTTTAACTCCTGTGCCGGCGGCTGTTTTAGTTGCATCAGTCTTACCTGTATATGTTTCAGCAGGTTGTTGTCCAATTGATTCTGCCGCTGCAAACGGCAATGGCGCACTTCGTCTATATGGTTCGTGCGTAGGAGCGACCGTGACTATCGAAGATAAACTACCGGTACTGGTATATAAGCCAACTGTTGAATTAAGTACAACGTCTGATAAATTATTGATTTGTATTTCTTTTGGCTTATTAACTGATTGTGCGCCGCCACTATTCTGTTTAATCAATTCACCGGTGTGAGCAATATCTCCGGCTGCTTTCATTGATATACTTGCGGCGTCGATGTTAACGGGCGAATCACTTTGTAATCCTATAGTACCAGCTGCGCCAACAGTAACTACCCCAGTAGACAACATGTTAAAACTACCGCAGTCAATTTGAAATTTACTGCCTGATTTCATGTTTATTTTATTAGCGGCATTAAGGTTTATATTATTGTCTGAATGTAAATTAATAGACCCTTCACTTCTTACATTAAACCCATTATTTGTATAGATATTGACCGCACCGTCTTTAGTTAATTCAACCCAGCTTGTACCATCACTATGCGAGATGTACAAAGTATTGTCAGTCGCAGTATCATTCATCATTATCTGATGACCACCAGCAGTGCGCAATCTTACTAATTGATTTTCACCTGTTACGGCTCCGTCATCCATGACAAACGTGTGGCCGCCGACACGAGTTGAAAAGCGATAATCGTCTTCAGTCAACGTGCCAGCTTTTTGTTTGGCAAGATATGCTTCGCGATTGTTAGCAGGATCATCTGCATATGGGCGACCGGGTGTGCTAATACCAAAAACGTTACTCGGACTTTCACGTTGGCTACTACTAGTAATTGTACCACGAGCAGTGTCTCTATCTAACCCTTGTGTTTTCAATATACTATATTGTTGTTCGTGTATTGGTTTAGGATTATCAATAAAGTTTGGATTTGATCTAGCTGTAAGATCATTTTCGTTATATTCAACTACAGGGGCAGTAATTCCATTTTGATATGATTTTTTAGTATCAGCTGATGCCCCCGATGTATCGATCTTATTACTGCTGGCCAAGCCTGGCATCATGTGTCTGCTAACCTTTGAGTTAACACAGGCAATAAAATATCCACGTAACGGGTCGCCAGCAATGAATATTACAATTACTTCTACACCAATATCAGGTGGCACCATCCACATACCGTAGGTATGTGGAACATTTACAAATTTATTATCACTATTGGGTTTGTTTGCATATTTTGATGCGATATCAGTTGTACCCATAAACGGACTAGCATAGCTAACTGTGCGCCAATTTGATGATTCGTCAGGGTCGCCACCTAAATCCGGAATCCATACTTGTAGTCTACCTGCGCGAGTTGGGTCTAAATTGTTTTTAACAATACCAATGTATGGATGTGGGTCAACTCTAGTGGCGGCAGCGTCTTCTCTGCGTAGATGTTTAACTACCTTACTACCAACTCTGTGATCTATTGCCATTTATTACTTTCCTTATTTTTGATTAAGCCGCTCTTGTATATGCATCTAATGCGTTAACGTATGCAGTTTGTGCGGCTTTATTGGCTGCATCCAAGGGTGCATACTTAGCTTGTGCAGTTGCTAACTGATTCTGTGCTAGAGCCAAGTTTTGTTGATTATTATCAATTAACGAGGCAGCCTCGGCTTGTGTTAATACTCCTCGTGCTACTCTGTCGGGGTATCTATCAAGGTTAGCACGTATAGTCTCAATTCTAGATTCAATTTGCGCAACTGCATCTAACGCAGTATTTGCTGCAGATTGTGCTTGATCTCTTGCGGCTCTGGCTTGATCTGATGTAGCTTTTAATGCTAATTTTTCTGCACTTGGTGGAACGGGGCTCGGTATTGCTACTGGTTCTGTTTGTGTAGTTATTGCAGTCTCTGGTGCAGTTGCATCTACTTTAGCCAATGCTTTTTCTTCAGCAGTTTGCACTGGTGGTGCGGTATCTTCGACTGGTGCACTATCTGGAGCTTTATCATCACCGGTTGTTGTTGCAGTAGATGCAACATTAGCCGCGGCTACATCGGTTGGTAATGGAGTTACTGCTTCAACTTCACGTTCTTTATTAGCAGTTTTTGAGGGATATTTTGGTTCAAGTGATGTTTGTCGAGGTAAGCGTACCACATCCAATGTTTGTTCAAATTTTCCGCCGGTGAATGTGCTTTCAACAGTTAATATGCGATACATTCCTGAAAATAAACTCGTTGAATATTTAGAATCAAACTTCATCAACCCGGTTGCTTCATCTATATCGCTTGGACTTTTAACTGTTATCTGTACATAGATTTCACCTTGGTCCATACGTAGACTACCATTGGCAATTAATCGAGGTTCTATTCCTGTTCCATCAACCTGGTCCGACAATACAGTCATTTCTGGTGGATAAAAAACATCATCTTGTTTAATATACTGTGGGTCGCCAATTATTTTTAATTTTGCCTGAAGCATATCGCCACCGGCTGTTGTATACAACGATGCTTCAATATCAGCTAGTGCAATTGCTTCTACTGTTACAGCACCGCTAGACGAGTGTTGCTGTGAGTTTTCTACAACTTTTTTCTTGCCCTGAGGCATTACTGCATTGGCTTCTCTCGACTCCGGCGTAATTTTTGCATTAGTAGTTTCATCTATTAATAGATTCTGTGTCTTAGATAAGTTTTCTCTATATGCTGTGACGGCAGTATAGTACAGTGCGTTAAATTCAACATTAAAATCAAGTACATCATTGTTTTTTCCAGTGTACCAATAATTATGTATTTTACACGGTTCAGTCCACGTTCCTTGTGGTCCTTCACGTGTTTTTGTATTGTATACTGTATACGGAAGTATATGATAGGTTATTTCACGAGCCCATGTTTCTTGTGTTGTATTATATTCACCTAACTTTATAGTTGGTACAACCTTATACCATTTTAGCGGCTCGTTGGCCTGTGATTCAAGATATTTTTTATATTCCGTGTCGTCTTTAAATTTTGAAACTGGTTGCACTTGTCCTTGTAAGTACTTGGTGTGACGCATTGCAAAGGCAATAACTTGATCTATACTTGTACCTGTATTAATTGCAAATACCCGAAGGCCATGATCTAAACTTCCAGGAGTGCCCCTAATAGACATTCCGTTTTCTTCGCTGGCCATCGGAGTTTGTGCTGTACTTAATGTTTCAATATTAAGATTAAATTGAGTGGCGCCATCCTTAATGATATCTGGGTGAACTTTAAAATAATATTTGTCTGCAATTGTTGTTCTTTCTCTAGCGGCTAAGTCTGCATAATATGCAGTAATGGCACCACCATATGATTTTACTTTATAGAATGCATCTTTGCCTCTAATAGAATTAGTAGATTCTGCACTTGCATTTCCTATAGCAGTTAGCGGAACGACTTGGTTTGTGCCGCCTCTAACTGTCAGAAGTCCGTTATCATCCTGTTGAAATTGACCGTTTTTGCCAATTAGTCCTTCTCGTTGTTTTTTTGCGTCAGCAAAAGCCGTTTCCTCAACAGTGCTTTGTAAAAAACTTTCAAGTGTGCCTGCAGTTATTTCAAAGTTTGCTGGTGTAGTGATTGTTGATAGATCATAGGCGGAATGACTATACGGACACGCTTCCATTTGATATTCTGCGCCTTTTGCAGATGCTTTTATATCCATTTTTAAAATACGAATAGGTATACGTTTTGTTTGATCGGGGATGATTCCAACAATCTCACCAGCGTCGTTCATGCCAAAGAAATCAATTTGTAACAGATAAGGCTGTGCTATGTAATTTAATGATTCGATATCAGCACTAAGGTCAAGAATTCGATTTAATAGTGTAACTCCATATGGTTCAATGATAGTAAATGTAAAATTGATTGCATTAGTCGAACGTGAACGATCATTAAGACCAATTACCGTGGTCATGTTTAAGTTGTCAAAGTAAAAATCTTCAGCAAAGAATGGTGCACGTTTAAACATTGATGCACCTTCGTCGATGTTATATCTGCCTGCACTAGCTATAATAACACGATTTGATTGGTAATTTTTAACATCGCTAACAATATCATTATATTCTTTAACTGTTAGTAATGCTAAACTTATTCCGTAGGTATAAGACGGGTAGGCCAGTAACGGATTAGGTATCGGATCTTTTTTCTTTTTAGTATTTGCTGTAGTTGCTTTTGTTGGTTCGCCGCTAGTAGCCTCTGATTTTGTTGAAAAACTAGGACCAATATCGTAGTTGTTTATTGCCGCTCCGGCGCCGGCCGTGCTTACACTTAGATTTTTTTCCTCACCTGGTGACAATGTATTATTTTCAGTAGGCGGTGCTGGCGGAGCTGCAGTGTCTTGTAATGCCACCGGAGGGTTAGCAACAGGAGGATCGTTAGCAATTTTATTTGCAGCGGTGTCTGATGTTATAGCCGGCGCTTCTTGTAATTGAGCATTTAAATCTGCTATTGCTAATTCTTGTCGTCTAATAATATCAACAGCGTTATCTATATCTACCTGCAGATCTGCAGCGTCTTGTAACAAATTCTCCCTCAAACTACGATTGCCGGGACTATTTGCATTTATTATTTTTTGATCATACCGTTGACGTAGGCTAGCTAACTCTTGCTGATTAGATGCAAGAGTTTGTTGAGCTGATGTTATTTTAGATTGTAATTGTGCTGCGGTAGCCATCTACTATAACCCCAATGCCGCAATGATTGTTTCTTTTTTAGGAATGAATATTGTTGTACCTGGCAAGAAATCAAACACTGGATCTTGTATAGTGTTGGGATTACGCATAGCAAACACCCACCACAATGCACTGTCGCCATATAGGTCATAGGCTAATAAGTCCGGACGATGTTTATATGTTGTAGCAATTCTATAGACTACATCAGCCGCAAGTGCGGGTATATCTCTAAATGTAGTAACATCTAAAAAGAATCCATAAGAGTCTGTTTTGCTATATGGACTTGTTTGACTATAAGTAACTGCTGACATTATAGGAATCCTCCGGTAGTAGCAGTTTGTATTAGTCTGCCTGCGGCGAATGCATCAAGATTGAAATTATCATGTAGATTTTTGCGGCTGTATATTGGTTTCAATGTGATCGATATTGTACTTACTGCTGGCACCCTGGTAGATGTTGTCACTGATTTATATTCTGTTTTTGTTGTATTGGCTGCTTTATTTGTTGCAGTAGCATCACGGCCCATGTCTGGTGCATACTTTGGCCCTAGCGAATCGTTTACTACACTCATAGGAGTCGACGGAGTAACAGTTGACTCTGTTAATGTAGTTGTTGTTACTGGAATTTGTATATAATCAACTTCGTTTGGCATAGTGTGTGTAAAGTTAGTTATCACACAAGGCACATGTGGGAAATAGTGACTACCGTATCCATCCAAGAATACAATTGGCGGTGGATTACCTGCATTTGCTCCACTACCAAAGAACATTTTAGTAGCTGATCTAAAAAAGTAGATAGCCGCTAGTAAATATTTTCCTTCATCGATGCCTTGTACAGTAAATTCTCCACCGATAGTAATGTCACTTACTTCACTGTTGGTATAAAATTGTTGCGAATAGTTGCTGTGTACCGGAGTAGTAGGACTATAATTGGCTACATGTGATACAGTTATAGTTGGTGTATAAGGGAATATAACTCCGTTTGTTTCTACTAACGGTGCCATAAGATTATTAGGATTTGCGCCTGTTGCTTTGTAAAATATAGTTGCTTTATCTGCTAGACTTATACGCACTCGCCAATCGTCATCTGAAGCACCAGCGCCAGACCCAGCATCTTGTATTGCAATCGACGGATCGCTTTTTGTTGCGGCCACTGCAGCATTGTCTGGTAATAGACTTTTTCTTGCATCTTCCGATTCATATGATGTCGATGGATCAAACCCACCGCCACTTTCTTCAACCTGATCTCCATAAAACCCGCCTCGGAAATCCGCACCTTGATTATAATTTTCAGTTATCGCGGCTTTACCGCCAATTGAATCTGTGCCTGTTAAATATGCACTAGGGTTGCTAGGATTATAGCCGCCACCACTGCTTAGTGTTTGTTCACCGTTATAGCCACCGGCGAAACTAGGTGCATAAGCACCGGTATAATTTTGCGGAGCATACGGGTCATATCCACCGTTAGTAGATTGAACTTGTCCCGGTACATATCCGCCTCTATTGTCGTATACGGGTGCGTCTGTAGGATTTAGAGCCATAATAAAACCTCTGTGTTATAGTGTATTTATTGCCGGAGAAATAGTAGCAGTTAAAGATTAACCGCATAAATAGGTTGTATAGTGCAATGCTATTATGTTATACTAATTAAAAGGAACCAAACACTGTGGCTCGTAAAATTAATTATCTCAACAACAAAGACATATTAAAAGAAATAGCAAAAAGTAAATTAGCATACTGTAGTTTCGTCAATGAAGAAGTAACCATTTACGATGCTATTGTATCAAATGTTAGTGCAATTACTAAAAAATCCGTAGCAGAAGCAAGGGCAACACGTGCAACTAGACTAGCTAAAGAAGCACAAGAAGCCGAACTGTTACTTGGCAATAAACGCAAACTAGATGAATTTGCAATCCCTGTAGAAAATATTCCAGTCACTGACATTGTATTCCGTGTCATGACCTGGGAACATATACCAATCGATGAAGTTAAACAGAAAAAATCTGATGCTAAAGCACAAGAAGCATACGACGAAGATTTATTCGAAACTGAGTATGATGAGCCCGCTGTTAAAGTTAAAGGTGCTACTAAGTACGTTAAGCTAAACTTTCCACCATTCTTTCATTACTCAGTAACTGAAGACCTAACTCCAGTTATTGTAGGTAAAAGCCATTGGAAGGGTGATTTAACTACTGGTGCGTTTAGTAAAGATCACGGGCAGATGACTGCTAAGTTGGCTCATATGTTTGTTAAACTATGTGAACGCTATGCTACACGTAGCAACTGGCGCGGTTATACCTATAACGATGAAATGCGCAGTCAAGCATTACTACAGTTAAGTCAGATTGGCCTACAGTTCGATGAAAGCAAATCAGACAATCCATTTGCCTATTACACAGCCGCAATCACCAACAGCTTTACCCGTGTTCTAAACATCGAAAAGCGTAATCAAAACATTCGTGATGACATCTTAGAGATGAACAACTACGCACCTAGTTATACAAGACAAAATCAAGGCGGCGGTTCATGGGGCGGTGGCGGACACGGAGCAGACGAGTAATTTGGTTACATTCTATTAGACATTACAGGGTTATGTAGTATATACTAATTATATGGCAAATTTATTTAAAAAAGCAGCAGTTCTGACTGACGTGCATTTTGGCTTAAAGTCAAATAGTCAAACACATAATGATGATTGTTTAAACTTTGTTAAGTGGTTTATTAGCAAAGCTAAAGAAGAAGGTTGTGATGTTTGCTTTATGTTAGGTGACTGGCATAATAATCGAGCGGCAATTAATATCATCACGTTAAACTACAGTCTAACAGCGTTAGAGTTGTTGGGCAAAGCGTTTGAGCGTGTTATATTCATTCCGGGCAATCATGACTTATATTATCGCGACAAGCGTGATATACAATCAGCTGAGTGGGCACGACATATTCCTAACATTGAAATTATTAACGACTTTTATCAAGAAGGTGATGTTAGTATTGTTCCGTGGTTAGTAGGCGATGATCATAAAAAGATACAAAAAATTAATGCCAAATATATGTTTGGGCATTTCGAATTACCGGGCTACTATATGAACGCCATGGTACAGATGCCAGAACACGGCGAGATTAGACGCGAAGACTTCGGGCATATTGATCATGTCTACAGTGGTCACTTTCATAAACGTCAAACTGGTAAAAATATTACCTATATTGGCAATGCATTCCCGCATAACTATGCCGACGCTGGCGATGATGAACGCGGTATGATGATATTATCCTGGGGTGAAGAACCCACATTTCATGCTTGGCCGGATCAACCCAAGTATCGTGTCTACACGTTAAGTGGTATACTACAAAGTCCAGAAGCATTATTACAAAAAGGCATGCACTGTCGTGTAAACATTGATGTGGATATTTCTTATGAAGAAGCAACTTTTATTAAAGAAACGTTTGTAGGCACTTATAATCTACGTGAGCTTACACTAATTCCAGTTAAGCATACAGATGTTGGTACAGATATTATGTTAGGCAATATTCAATTTGAAAGTATTGACACTATTGTAACTAGTCAACTAACAGCTATTAACAGTGAGCATTATAATCCAGCATTGTTATTAGACATCTACAGGAATTTATGAGAATCGCAATTACTGGTACAACATCTGGCATCGGACTCGCTCTTAAATCCGAATTATGTAGAGATCATACTATAGTTGATATTAACAGACTAGATTATGATCTAAATTTAATTAGTGATTTAGAAAAAATCAACCTGAGTGGAATTGATATCTTAATCAATAATGCCGGTCATGCTAATGGCGGAGGAAATACATTTGTTACTCATAAAGTTGATGATTATTTCAGAATCTTAGATACTAATCTCAGAGCGCCGATATACTTAACTCAAAAATTTATCAATCAAAATGCATCAGGCAAGGTTATTTTTATCACTAGTCGGTGCGTTGAAAAAAATATTGGTGGCGATAGTGTGTATGCTGCAAGTAAATCTGGATTATCCACGTTTATCGATTGTTTACGTGATGAATTATCGTCTGAGTATAAATTAATTGAAATTCGGCCTGGTAGGACAAAAACTAATTTTCCAGAAGCGAGAGGAATCTATACCCCCGAAGTGATTAAATCATTCTATGATTCACGGATGCACCTTACTGTAAATCATATAGTCGAAGTGGTAAAATTTGCAATTAATAACGATACCATTGAAAAATTTACAATTAATAAAAAATAATCATGGACTATACTGATAATTCATTGAATAAATTACGAGATTCAACAATTAAACAATTAACTGATCGATTCGAACTTGTTGATTGTTTTGATTTTTTCCTGCACGATAATAACCCCAATGAGTTTTACGCATGGGCAGAAAAATGGAAAGACTATACATTTTTACCCAATCAACGAATATTAATATTAAATATCGATACTGATTATTATGTAGAGAATCAGCAGGTACCAATGGGCAATAATAATTACAATTTTTTTAGATGTTGCCAATATTTCGGATTGCCTACTGAATTTTTAATTTATTTTTCAGCAACGTATGGTATGCATACCGAAATATTCAATATTTGTAAGTTATTTAATGTAAGCCCTCCTACTGTGATTGAATCTATATTCATCCCTTTACTCGCTCCACAATTAGTTAATCCTATTAATTATTCAACTAATAAATTAAGTCGGTTATTTATTTGTTTAAATGGTGAGCAAAGATCACATCGAATTTTGTTTCTTAGTCATCTAGCTAATTCAAATCTAGTAGACCAAGGGTATATATCCCATATGTTTAGATCATCACCTAATTCTACAGGCCCATTGATAGATACTTGTGGTATTACAAACACGGCAGTGGCATTAAGATCTACTATTCCATTTATTCGAATAAATGACTTACTGCTCCTTACTAATAACGATCATGCGCTATTAACTCAATATTCGAAAAAATTTATAAATCAATATCAAGATTTATCAAGTTACCCCGATCTGCACGATAATAGAATTTCCGATTTTCAACCATCTTTCTTACAACATGCATTAATCTATGTTATAACAGAAACAGTATATGATTATCCATATTCGTGGATTTCTGAAAAAACTATCAAGGGTATTTTATCTAAACGACCATTTATTCTTGTTGGTTCTAAAGGAACATTAGCTCAATTAAAATTACTTGGATTTAAAACATTTGAATCAATTTGGGACGAATCATACGATACCATCGATAATTCATCAATACGTATGACTACTATTATATCCTTGCTTACTAATTTAAGTAATAGACCAATTAATGAATTAGCCAATCAAGTTCAAGAGATCGTTGAATATAATTATAATCATTATTGCAGTAATTTTATCAATGATGATAAGTTGAAATGGTACTATGAGTAAAACTTTATATATCTGCGGTGATAGCTTTTGTAGTTCCGATCCTAAATATGGAGATAATTGGGTTGATTTATTAACACTATCGTATCCAAATATTAATATAATTAATCTATCTAGTGTCGGTGCAAGTAATTATTTAATTTATTTACAAGTTAAACATGCGCTAGCCCATAACTGTGATTATTTAATTTATAATGCTACCAGTTCTGTCAGACAGGAATTTTCATTAAATAGTGATACTCTTATACAATCAGATAATGTATCTAGATATTGGAATGCTGCTTTGCCCTCCAACGATAAATCGATGATTTGTGCTTCGTGGAACACCGTGGCTAAAAATACTGCCAACATATTAACTATCAAAAAAATTAATATAATTCAAGAATTTTTTAAAGAGGCAGTGGATCTTCCTAATCTAATAGAAAAAAACTATATTTTTATATTATTTACTTTACAATTACTTGACTCAACGCCTAATTTAACATGGGCATGGAGTCAAGGTGGATTCGAACACAAATCGTTTAACCCAACAGTCACTTGGGATTTTAGTAAGTATATATTGCACGAATGCCCTATTAATTTATGGGACGAGTATGATAATACATTGATTAGACCTTATTATCATATCACTGATACTAACTTAATCGAAAATGTTTACATTCAATATGCAAAGATGTTAAACTTATAATATGACCTTTAAAATAAAAAATCTTACAGTTAAAAATTTCATGAGCGTTGGTAATGCAACGCAAGCAGTGGACTTCGATCGCAATGACCTCACATTAGTGCTTGGTGTTAACGTTGACTTGGGTGGAGATGATAGTGGCGCACGTAACGGTACTGGTAAAACAACTATCATCAATGCACTAAGCTATAGTTTGTTCGGGCAAGCATTAACTAATATTAAACGTGATAACTTAATTAATAAAACTAATGGTAAGAACATGTTAGTTACAGTTGAGTTCGAGCATAACGGGCAAGATTATAAGATTGAACGTGGACGTAAGCCTAACATAATGAAGTTTTACGTAGGCGATGAAGAAAAAGAAATTACCGACGAAAGTCAAGGTGACAGTAGAGAAACACAAGCTGAGATTGAGCGTATGTTAAGCATGAAGCATGATATGTTTAAACATATTGTTGCGCTTAACACTTACACTGAACCATTCCTTAGTCTTAAATCTAACGACCAACGTGAAATTATTGAACAGCTACTTGGTATCACTGTCTTAAGTGAAAAGGCAGAAAAACTTAAAGAGTTGGGTCGTGCTACTAAGGATGCAATACAGCAAGAAGAGTTCAATATTAAGGCTATAACCGACGCAAATGGTCGTATTCAAGAGCAAATTGACAGCTTAAAACGCCGGCAAACTATGTGGACTACCAAGCATGCAGATGACACAGTAAAACTACAAAATGCCCTTACAGAACTACGTAAAATTGATATTGAACAAGAGCTAGCGGCACACACTGCGCTTACTGCTTACAACCAACAGCGTAAAGACTTAGATGATTTGACCAAGGCCATTTTGCGTAGCGAAGCAGATATTGCCCGTGAACAAAAGACTATAGATAAAGTTACTAAAGAAATTGCCGACCTCGAAGCACATACTTGTTATGCCTGCGGTCAACATTTTCACGATAGCAAACACGAAGAAGTGTTAGCGGCTAAACGTACATCACTCGAAACTGCTACTACACAGTACCAAACTGATCAAACACAATTAACGGCGCTGATAGGTGCTAAAACAGAAATTGGTCCTCTTGGTGCGCAACCTCGAGTATATTACGATAAAGAAGCAGATGCGTTTCATCACAAGGGTTCTATTACTAGTTTAGAAACACAGTTGGCCGCTAAGGCTACAGAAGTTGATCCATATGCTGAACAAATCGAAGAGATGACACAGACTGCATTAGTAGAAACTGATTATACTACTATGAACGAGCTAGTTAAGTTAAAAGAACATCAAGACTTCTTGTTGAAACTATTAACTAACAAAGATAGCTTTATTCGTAAACGTATTATTGATCAAAACTTGTCGCATTTAAACGCACGCCTAAGTCAATACTTAGATCGTATAGGATTGCCACATACAGTAACATTCTTAAACGATTTAAGTGTAGAAATTACAGAGTTAGGCCGTGAACTAGACTTTGATAACTTATCACGTGGTGAACGCAATCGCTTGATATTAAGTTTATCGTGGGCATTCCGTGATGTCTGGGAAAGTTTATACAATCCTATTAACTTATTATTCATTGATGAGCTTATTGACAGCGGCATGGACAGTAGCGGAGTTGAAAGTTCATTGGGTATACTTAAAAAAATGTCTAGAGAGCATGAGAAAAGTATTTGGCTTGTTTCGCATAAAGATGAACTTGCGGGGCGAGTTAATAACATTATGACTGTAACCAAAGAAAATGGGTTTACATCATATAGTACTGACGTAGAAGTAATTTAATTTTACCATCCAATACAGGGTGGTTAAATACACACAACAACAAGGAGAAGTAAACATGGCAATTCATGATGATATTTTAGCAGCAGTAGAATTATACGTAGCAGAATCAGAAAAATTTGAAGTTAAAGGTGTTAAAGCCGCAGCGGCACGTGCTCGTGGTGCATTAGGTGACTTGGCTAAATTGGCAAAAGCTCGTCGTGCAGAAATCCAAGAGAAGAAAAATGCAGCGGCTGCAAAATAAATAACGTATGACATACGAATATCCTTGGACGTACAATGGTGTAATATTTGACTCTGAGGATATTGGTGCATACTACGGTTTCATTTATAGAATAACCAATCTTACTAACGGCTACGATTATGTTGGCCGTAAGTATTTTAAAACTATCAAAAAAAGACCACCACTAAAAGGCAAAAAGAACAAACGTCTAGAAACAATCGAAACTGATTGGAAAGACTATTGGGGTTCTTCGAGTCGATTAGTAGCAGATATATTAGCTTTAGGCAAAGAACAGTTTACTCGCGAAATTATACATTTGTGTAAGAGTCGCGGTGAAACAAACTATATGGAAGCGTACTATCAATTTACAGAAGGTGTGCTGTTGAAGGAAAATAACTACAACGGTATCATACAGATTAAACTTGGTAAAGGCTCTGTAAAAGATTTAAAGATTGATAAAAACAGTTGACCAACGACACTAAACGTATTACAATAAACACACAGCTCTCAGACACCAAGTCACTCTCATAGAAACAAATTCCAACTCCGTAGTAAAGTAGTAAATGTTTTAACAGCCCTATCGCAGATTAAGTTCTGTATTCAGAGGAGATCTCGGTCGCATAATGGCTCCGAGTGGAACGTATAGACTAGACTATACACTGAATGGCGACTTGGTATTGTGCTATAAAAAGCGAATCAACAATATAAAAATTAGGTGTAAAAACCGAATGATTTGGGCACTGTGAAAAAGATACAACCCATATGATGACATAGTTTGGCTAACTACGGATTATGCATCAACCGTCGTAAGAAGCAAGAGTAGGGAGTACAGGGCGACCGCTTCCGTGTAAATGAATATAATCTCTTTTAGTTAGTATGATGAAGCACTCGGATGAAGTCGCTCTGTTTTACTTTGCCTTTAGTGGGTGAAGTATGACTATAATCTGGATGAAGCAGTTTTAAAGTCAAAAGCATTACAGTACATATCAAAGTAAATTAGATTAATTAGATTAGAAAAAAAGGCATGAGCGCAAGCGAAATGCGAATGTCTATAGACATTCTTTAAATGTACTTAAATGTCTTTTGCTCTTATAATGACTTTGGTACGGGTATTGCATATTTGGCTTTACGTGCGTCTGATATTGCTTTTTTATGTGCTTCTGTTTTTGGTTTACGCATCTTCTGTTTTGTTTCTTCGCTTTTTGGCGGTAACTTTTTTCCTTTATTAATCGCAGAAAGTTTAACTTTAGTTTCATCAGACATAACTCTACCTTTATTTGCTGCAGATATTTTTGCTGATATTATATTCTTTTCTTCTTGGGAATATTCTTTCGCTATTCTCCCTTTTTGAGCAATACTCATACGTTCTTTTTGTTCAAGTGTTCTTTTTTTACCTGTACAAGATGCACTGCGTTTATCTATAGTTTCTTGAGATTGTATTCTTCCTTTTCCTGCTGCAGATATTTTAGCTTTTTGTTCTGTAGACATGGTGCGACCTGTAAGTCGTGCAGAATGTATTCTACTAAATTCTTCTTTAAGATTAGCAAATACACGACTGGTAATTTTAGTAATATATCGTTCTTGTTGATGAGTACGTGATACACGCTGCATTCCGTTTAATGCATATATCATTTTTTCACGATTGCTACCTGTTGTTATTTTAATTAACAACCAATGGCATATAAAATGCTCGCGCCCTGACAAATGAACAAGATTATCTTTACTATCTTGTCCTCCGATTGATTTTGGTATGATGTGATGTTTTTCACTGTAAGAAAGCGGTGTTGATCTCAATTGTGCATTACTGACAATTGCATCATACCACCGCTTGTATTTGTTTTCAATAAACATATAAATCTCCTATATGTTTATTTATCTGCTTTACTTAAAAATGTAGATTAGTGTTTTACTAAAAAAAAGGCAGCCCTGACTTCTGGGTCGTTTCCATATTATCTTTAATAATCTTTCCGATAATATCTCTTTCTTGCTGTGTTAAAAACATTGCATCTTCATAACTTAAACCACCACGCATATACCAACACATACGTAATGCTTCTTCTCTGAAGGCTTTTGACTCTTTATCGTAGGAATCAAGCAATTCTACGATGGCATCATTATCTAGGGTCAAAAGCCTCGAGCGAAAAAACTTGCATAGTCAAAATCGATAGCTAATTTAAATTCGTTTGAGCATTCAGTACATACCACATCAACTGGTTTAATACTAATTGCTTTGGCTAATTCTTCGATTGTCTGTTGTATTGTGCGCAACACAGTCGATTCAGAATTTGTATAGTATTCTCTAATAAATTTTGTGTCTGTTACAACATTACCGTCTTCTGTGGTAATTGCGGCTGTGCAATTAGTTATGGTTTCGATGTTTAATTCGACCATTTTACTAATATGTTCAGTGTATTTGACTTTTCTAACTTCTGCATCAAGATCTGGATCTGCTAGAGTTTGAATTAACTTTTCTTCTTCAAACACAGTGTTACCAGATTTGCTAATTTGAGCATAGGTTAATGGTTTAAGGCTGACAGATAATCCATCAGGTAGTTCAACAGTTTTTGAATAATCTGGCATTGATACAGAACCTAACGTAGCAGTTAAGTCTACATCATAATCGTGTTCTGTACCGCATTTTGGACAAGTTGATCCAATAGCCATTGTAGGACCGTAACTAGCAATACGGATAGCAATTAATGTAGTGTCTACATCAACGCTGGGCATATCCCAAGCGTTTTTAATACTTGGACAGCAACTTTGTATAACATCGACTACACTAGTACCACTGATTAGTGCATCTGGTGTGCGTAATGTAATTTCATCTCTGGTGGTCATTGGATATACAGGAAGTTCGCCTGTTACAGGTAGTTCTAATGAGCCTTCTTTCCAAAAACGTCCTTCACTGGTTAACTTGATATACAGCGCAGGTTGGCGAAAGTGTTTAGCTAACGGATTTGCGTTATTGATTTGAGCCATGGTTTTATTTCCTATAAATATAATTGATATACTATATATTTATAGGTTAAAACCATGGATGAAAAAGAATTAGACCAGAGGATTGAAGCACTTGCTAACGCATCGGATAAAGCACGAGCTCAAATGGAGATGTATGCAGATGTTGCTAAATTAATGAATCTCTCTGGGGTCGAAGCCAAGAAAAAAATATTAGAGTTAGCGGGCGGCGTTGAGAAATTTAATGTCGCATTCAAAAAATCGTCTGTTGACATTAAAAAATCCATGGATGATCTTAAAAAGAGCATCGACAAAGGTGAAGTAAGCGCCGAAGAATTATCAGATCAACTAGATAATCTAAGAAACGAAGTTAACAAAACATCAGATCAAAGTAAAAAACAAGCTCTACTTGATGCTAAAGCTGATCTCGAAGCAATGAATGCTCGTAATAAGGCGCACGCTGCATTAAAAGATAGTGTGTATAGTTTAGCTGGAACAATAGGCGCCGGCGTAACTAAAGCATTTACCGGAGCAGCCACTACAGCATTGCGTGGTGGAGACTCATTTGACGTAGCTACATCAATGATGACTGCTGGTGTTGATCTTGTTAACGCAGCCAATCAAGGTAGTGCAAATTCATTAAAATCATTTGGTGCTGCAACAGCAGGTGCCGGCGGCAAAGTTGGAATGGCAGGACGTGCTGCAGGTATTTTTGGCGAAGTACTGGGTGCCGCAAGTACTGGGTTAAGTGAACTAGCTAAAGCCGGCATAGGATTTATGCTTGGTCAAACCAAACAATTAATTGCTGGTTTCCAATCAATGTCAGCGGCAGGAGCAGTATATAGCGGTGGCTTGATCAGTATGACTGATACTGCGTTAAGTGCTGGAATGACATTAGACCAATTCTCTAAAGCAGTTACTCAAAATAGAGATGCATTTGCAAGATCGGGTCTCGGTGTAGCAGAAGGTAGTAAACGTATGGCTGCCGCTATGCAAAAAGGAGGTGACGCGGCACGTAACGGAATGTTTGCCCTGGGTATGGGCTTAGAAGAACAAGCCGATGCTTATGCAACAACAATGGCTATTATGGCCGGACCTTCAAGAAAATTAAATGCATCAAACGAACAGATAGCAGCACAGACTCAAGAATATGCAAAAAACATGAAGGTGCTGTCTGATCTAACAGGTGAAGATACAAAATCTAAACAAGAAAAACTTCGCCAAGATAATGATACATTGGCATTCCAACAAATATTAGATGGTAAATCAGCCACCGAACAAGCACGAATTAATGATGCAATGATGAATATGAATGCGGATCAGCAACGAGCTTTCCGTGAAAATATGATTTACGGTAGTGTTATCAGCAAAGACCTTGCTATAGCACAAGCAACTAATAGAGGCATTGCTGAGTTTAATACTAAAACATTTAAAGCAGCACAGGATGGTTCACTGTCTGCAGAGCAAACTGCTCGATTACAAAAAGATACAATGCAATCGACTCATGATGCTGCAATGGCCAACAAAGGTATGGCTATGGCTACTAGTGCTGATGCACAGGCAGCTAGTGCTATAAATTTAAGAGCAACTCAGTACACAGCAACTTTTGCGAAATCTGAAGAAGAAAGAGCTAAAATAGCTGCTGAACAAGCCGCAGGAGCAAAAGGCGCAGGCGGAGTAGCTGTTGATCTAATGGCGCAACAACAAGAAATGTCAATAAGAATGCAAGCACTTGCATTAACCCATTTAGATTCATTTAGCACAGCACTAGAAGAATCATTTAAAGCTGCAATGCTAGCAGTAGAAGCATTAGGCAAGTTAGCTAATGCAGTTGAAGAAAATCCGTTAAAATCATTATTCCTTTCACTAGCAGGACCAATTCTTTCAGTTGTTGCTGCTCTAACACAGTTTGGACCTTCGATATTTAAAGCGTTTAAAGGTACAGGGGGAGTCGGTAGTGCTGCTAGCTCATACTTGAGTAAAATTGGTGGTGCCAGTACAGTGCTGAAAGGTGTAGGACTTGGCGTAGTTGGTGCTGCAGTAGGAACAGGAATTCAATATGGCGGAGACAAGTTAACAGAAGCTGGCTACGAAAAAACTGGTAAGGCTGTGGGAGTTGCTGGTACAGCTACTAAGTATGCAGGTTATGGTGCTATGATTGGTTCTGTAGTACCAGGAGTTGGTACTGCAATAGGAGCAGGCATCGGTGGTGTAGTAGGCGCCGGCAAAGGTATATATGATCAATACTATGCTGGTAATGTGGGTAGCGAAAAGTTAGGCAAAGCTACAACGACGGCCACGTCAGCTAGCGGTACTCTTAAAGGTGTAACCGGTGATCAAATTAGATCTCATCCAAACTTTAAAAAATATCTAGCAGAAGAAGAATCATATTTCCCTGGTTCACCCGAAAACTACGCATCAGCGGCAGAGCGAGTTAAAGAAGATATGATTAAAGCACAGGGAGCTAAAATAAAAACTTCTAGTGCAAATCAATTAACTGCTCCAAAACCAGTAGCCGGCCAAATGACGCAAAACTTAGCAGCCGAACAGACTAAGTTGTATGGTGCTGTTGTTGATCCTGCCGCAGCGGCAGCCAAAGCAAAAGCAATGGAAAAACCAGTCGCTAGTGCCAATCCGGCAGAACAACAACAAATTAGTCTGTTACAAAGTATTTTAGCCACAATGCAAAAAAATAATTCTATATCGTCAGGAATTTTACAGAACAGCTATTAAGCTATAAATACACTATCGTAAAGAGAATATAACTATGTCATGGAAAAAACATTTCCGAACTGCAAACACTGGTGGACAACTAAGTCCAATTAGTGGAATTAACAATTCAGCAGATCCAAGCTATCGTAACTATCAAAGTCAATTGCCTGAAGTGTATATTGGCCATCCAAATCGTACTGAACGTTATAATCAATATGAATCCATGGATATGGACAGTGAAGTTAATGCTGCACTAGATATTATTGCAGAATTCTGCACACAACCAAATACAGAAAATGGCACAGGCTTTGATTTATTCTTTAAAGAAACACCAACAGACAACGAAATTAAACTACTTAAAGATCAGTTACTACAATGGGTTAATCTAAATCAATTAAACAAACGTCTATTCAAACTTGTTCGTAATACATTAAAGTACGGCGATCAAGTATTTCTACGTGACCCGGAAACATTTAAATTATACTGGACAGAAATGGGCAGTGTAATCAAAGTTATTGTTAATGAAGCAGAAGGCAAAGAGCCCGAGCAATATGTAATTAAAAATCTCAATCTTAACTTTCAAAACTTAACTGCTACTGCATTAAGTTCAAGCGACACCTACACCAATCACCCGCAACAAGGCGGGTCCGGCGGCTCTGGTTCGTATGTACAACCTAACGTACCGTATAGTGGTGGTTCACGCTTTAGTCATGCACAAAACGAAGCAGTACTTGATGCAGAACATGTAGTGCATATTAGTTTAACTGAAGGCTTAGATGTTAACTGGCCGTTTGGTACTAGCATTTTAGAAAGCATTTTCAAAATCTTTAAACAAAAAGAACTATTAGAAGACGCTATCATTATCTATCGTGTGCAACGTGCACCGGAACGTCGTGTATTTAAAATTGACGTAGGTAATATGCCTACACACATGGCCATGGCCTTTGTGGATCGTATTAAAAATGAAGTACATCAACGTCGTATACCAACACAAACTGGTGGCGGACAAAACATGATGGATGCTACATACAATCCATTAAGCACAAACGAAGACTTTTTCTTCCCAGTAGGCGCAGAAGGCCGTGGATCGAGCGTTGAAGCATTGCCAGGCGGTAGTAACCTGGGTGAAATTACAGACTTACGTTTCTTTACTAATAAAATGTTCCGTGGCTTACGTATTCCTAGCAGTTATTTGCCTACAGGCAGTGATGATAGTTCATCTACATTTAATGACGGTAAGTCAACTACTGCATTAATTCAAGAATGGCGCTTCAATCAATACTGTATGCGTTTACAAACTATGATAGTTGAAAAACTAGACAACGAGTTTAAAATGTTTATGCGTTGGAGAGGTATTAACATTGATGGTCAGCTATTTGAACTACACTTAAACGAACCACAAAACTTTGCCAAATATCGTCAAGCAGAAGTAGATGCGGCACGTATACAAGCATTTACATCATTAGAACAAACACCATACCTAAGTAAACGTTTCTTATTAGAGCGTTACTTAGATTTAAGTGAAGAAGAAATGCAACGCAACGATGAGTTATGGGCCGAAGAGCACAATGATACTCCGGATAATGTAAATACCGATGCTGGATTACGTGCAATTGATATTACCCCAGCAGGAATAGAAAGCGACATGGGTAACTTAGAAATGCCCGACCTAACTGCAGAACCAGCTCCGGGTGTAGAACCAGGAGCATTACCTGCAACAGGTGCTACACCAGCAGTACCAGCAACGCCCGCTGCACCTCCTGGTTTATAATATTTTAGGTAAATAATATTATGAATCTACTTGAAATATTTAATTCTGAATTAGTGCAACAGCACCAAACTGAAAAGGATGATAATACTCCTCTAAAGTTGTCTGATCTGCGTAAAACTAAATTAACATTAACACAATTACATCGTTTACGTATTATGAATGATGTACGTAGATTAGAAAAAGAACAAGACTTAGAACGAGTAAGATCGCAGTACAAACCAGCAGAAGTTGCCCCACCGATGTAGTTATCAACAAGAATCAATCAAAAAACACGCATTTAACTTCAATTTTTCAATAAACCAGTAAATAATATTACAGAGATATTACGTAACGTAAATCTCACCTAGACAGACACAATTTAAGGAGTTCTTTATGAACAAGTATGAACAGTTAATAGAACACATCATCAATGATGAAACTGATAAGGCTCGCGAATTATTCCACAACATCGTTGTTGAAAAATCACGTGACATTTATGAAAGCCTAATCGACGAAACAGATTTAGACGAAGTAGGCGGAAACAAAGTACAAGGTTACATGGATGAAGTTACTATCGATGAACAAGGTATCAGCGAAGAAGATGAAGGCGCTGACGAATTTGAAATGGACAGCGACGAAGGCGATATGGAAAACGACTTCGATAACTCAGGTGATTTGGATTCACACGAAGAAGAGCACGGCGACGTTGAAACACGTGTTGATGATTTAGAGTCAGCATTAGACGAACTTAAAGCTGAATTTGATGCTTTAATGGCTGGCGAAGAAAGCGAAGAAGAGCATGCTGACATGTTTGGCGGCGACGAAATGGGCGGAGAAGAAAGTGCTCCAGCAGAATTCATGGAAGCCGAAGAATGTGATACAGAAGAAGAAGACGACGAAGAAGTTGAAGAATCTATCGTTCGTGAATATGTAGAAAAAGTAGCTGCTCCATCAAATACTGAAGGTGCCGACAACAAACAATCTACAGTAGCTAAGAAAAATGATATGGGCGGCTCATCTGCTAACATCGTACGCGGTGGTACAGAGAACGGCGGCACAGTTAAAAAACCAACAGTAAATAACATGGGTAATATTAATGTTCCTGGTGGTAAAGCTGGTAATGCATTTGCTAAGAAAGAAAAAGCACCTGCTGCACAAGCACCAACAAGTACAAATAGTCCAGTAGCAAAATAATTTAGGATACTACGATGGCTTCATACTTAAAAGAAAACTTAACCTTTGACAATGCTAGAATGGAAATTCTAACAGAAGATAGTCATGACGGTAAAGGTAAGAATCTTTATATGAAAGGCATATTCATTCAAGGTGGCGTAAAGAACCACAACGAACGAGTGTATCCAGTAAATGAAATTAGCAATGCCGTAACAAATATTAACGAACAAATCAAGGGTGGCTACAGCGTTTTAGGCGAAGTAGATCACCCAGATGATTTGAAAATTAACCTAGACCGTGTAAGTCACATGATTACAGATATGTGGATGGATGGTCCTAACGGCTTTGGTAAATTAAAGGTTCTCCCTACTCCAATGGGTAAGTTAGTAGAAACAATGTTGGAAAGTGGAGTTAAACTTGGTGTTAGTTCTAGAGGTAGCGGCAACGTTAGCGAAAGTAACGGTCAAGTGAGTGACTTTGAAATAGTCACAGTAGATGTAGTTGCGCAACCTAGTGCGCCTAATGCATACCCAACAGCGATTTACGAAGGACTGTTGAATATGCGTGGTGGACACAAGGTATTCGAAATGGCAAAAGAAGCCAGCGCAGATCAAAAGGTACAAAAATATTTAAAAGAGCAGGTTACTCGCTTGATTAAAGATTTAAAATTAAAATAGGAGATCAGTATGTTAACAGCTATCAAGCCATTGTTAGATAGTGGCATCATTAACGAAGATACTCAAGCAGCTATTACTGAAGCTTGGGAATCACAAATTAATGAGGCTCGTGAACAAGTTCGTGCAGAATTGCGCGAAGAATTTGCGACACGCTACACTCATGACAAACAAGTAATGGTTGAAGCTCTAGACAAAATGGTTACTGAAAGTCTTACTGCCGAACTTAATGAGTTCGCCAATGAGAAACAAGCTCTAGCAGAAGACCGCGTGAAATTTAAACGTCACATGGTAGAAAGCGCCAGCAAATTTAATAACTTTTTAGTTAATAAATTAGCCGAAGAAATCAAAGAATTACGCACAGATCGCAAAGTTCAAAACGAAGCAACTGCTAAGTTAGAAAAATTTGTTATCAAAGCGTTAGCTGAAGAAATCAAAGAGTTCGATCTTGACAAGAAAGCAGTTGTTGAAACTAAAGTTAAACTAGTAGCAGAAGCTAAACAAAAATTAGCCAAACTACAAGAAGCTTTTGTTGCACGTTCAGCTAAACTTGTTAAAGAATCAGTAGCACAAAATCTAGGCACAGAACTGACCCAATTAAAAGAAGACATCCAAGCTGCTCGTGAGAACATGTTCGGTCGTCGCTTATTCGAAGCATTTGCTAGCGAATTCTCAGTAACTCATTTAAATGAGAACAAAGAAATTGCTAAATTGCATCAAACTATTGAAGCTGTTAAAGCTGATCTAGCTGAAAGCAAAAAAGTAATTGCGGAAAAAGAAGCTCTAGTTGAGTCAAAAAACCGTGAAGTACGTGTAATTACAGAAAGTGTTAACCGTAAGGACACACTTAATGGATTACTAAAAACATTAAATAAAGAGAAAGCAAGCGTAATGGCTAGCCTACTCGAAGGTGTGCAGACAGCAAAATTGCAAGCTGCATACGACAAGTATCTACCAGCAGTTTTAAACAACTCACAAGCACCAGTAAAGGCTGAAAAGTCTGTACTAGCTGAGAGTCGTGTAGAAGTAACTGGTGATAAATCTGCTAAAACAGTAAATTTAGAAACCAACAACAACGTTGTTGAACTAAAACGTTTAGCAGGGCTAAAGTAATACAAAAACTTATAAAAGGAAAACAAAGAAATGACAACCCAACTATTAGAAGGCCGTTGGAACGAAACTAAGGATGCCCTGTTAGAAGGTCTACAAGGTTCAAAACGTTCTACAATGTCCGTAATCTTAGAAAACACACGTAAGCACTTAACAGAAAACGCATCAGCAGGAGCAACAGCAGTAGGTAACGTTGCAACATTGAACCGCGTAATTCTTCCAGTAATTCGTCGTGTAATGCCAACAGTTATTGCAAATGAAATCGTTGGTGTACAACCAATGACAGGTCCAGTTGCACAAATTCACACATTACGTGTGCGTTATGCAGATTCACAAGCTGCTGGTTCATTAGGCGGTGATGCAGCAGTTCCAGGTGGTGAAGCACTTTCACCATTCAACATTGCTACAGCTTACTCAAGCAAAACGTCAACAGGTCTTGCAGCATCAACTAGTTCACTAGAAGGTGTTCCAGGTAACCGTATTAACGTTCAAATCTTGAAACAAGTTGTTGAAGCTAAAACACGTAAATTGTCTGCTCGTTGGACATTTGAAGCTGCGCAAGATGCACAATCTATGCACGGTTTAGATGTTGAAGCAGAAATCATGGCAGCTTTGGCACAAGAAATTACTGTTGAAATTGACCAAGAAGTTCTAGGTTCATTAGCAGCTTTGGCTTCTACTGCAACTGATAACTACAACCAAGCTACTGTATCTGGTACAGCTACATTCGTTGGTGATGAGCACGCTGCTTTAGCAGTTCTTATCAACCGTAGTGCTAACAAAATTGCACAACGTACACGTCGTGGCGCTGGTAACTGGGCAGTTGTAAGTCCATCAGCATTAACAGTGTTACAATCTGCAACTACTTCAGCTTTTGCTCGTAGTACAGAAGGTACATTCGAAGCTCCTACAAACACAAAATTCGTTGGTACTTTAAACAGTGCTATGAAGATCTATGTTAACACATACGCTTCAAACGACACAGTGTTAGTTGGTTACAAAGGTTCTTCAGAATCAGACGCAGCAGCGTTTTACTGTCCATACGTTCCATTAATGAGTTCTGGTGTTGTGTTAGATCCATCAACATTCGAACCAGTAGTGGGCTTTATGACACGTTATGGTTATGTTGAATTAAGTAACACTGCATCATCTCTTGGTAATGCAGCTGACTACTTAGAAAAAATCACTGTAGCAAACCTATCATTCCAATAAGATTTATTCTTAGTAGGATATGAAAATAAAAAGCCCCGCAAGGGGCTTTTTTGTTGGCTCATGTTAAGATAAGTACGTATATGAAATGTTATGATATAAATTCAAACTGTTGGGTAGATAAATTAAAATATCTTGATCAATACGTTAAAACAAATAGGTTAGTGGCTGTATCTACAATAGAAAAATACAACGACTCGATTCGTAACGGTACATTAAATGAATTCATTGCTAAACTAACTTCAAATTTTGATCTATTGATATTATTTGAATATCACGGTGATCAACGCCCGTTAAACAATATCAATGAATTACCTATACAAACAATAGTATTATATTGGAATTATAAAGATGATAATTTAGAGAATTACTTTTATTACCCAAATTGGTTATTCTCAACTGCGGAATTATCTAATACAATGCTCAGCCCAACTACAGAATTTTTATTTAATTGTGCATGTAGAAATTTTAACGAAAGACCGGGTAAAATATATAATTATATACAGCTTAAACAAAAATATTACTTTGACAAAATTTTATTCTCTAAATACAAGTCAATTCACCCCCTTAGAGAATATGCAATGGACTTTCTCACAGATGCAGAAATAGTAAGATTTACAGAAGAATACGATTCATGGCAACTAATGGATTCAGACGAAGCAACTAATACTGGATTAGATTTAGTTACCTCAATGAATTCTACTAATTATGATGTCTATAAAACTAGTTTATTTCATATTGTAGCAGAAACTTCAGTAAACAAGTCATTACTAAGCGAAAAAACGTATAAAATATTTGCTGTGGGGCAAATACCTATTATGTGTGGCCCACAACATGCGATATCACATCTAAGAGATATAGGATTTGATGTATTTGATGATATAGTTGACCATAGCTATGATAATATACAAGATAACAAAGCCAGGATAGATGCAATGCATGAAGTGTTAGATTATATTGCTACATTAGATCATGCTAAGTTATTAATCAATACTACTGATAGAAGGCTGCACAATTTTAATCATTTAAAATCAACTAATCTTAAAGAATCGTTGCTTAAACTAATAGTATCTCGTTTAAATTAATAAATACTATAGTTCGCTCTTGAATGAGAGTTTATGCAGTAACCCACTGCGTAGGCGTTAGAACGCTAATTATACAAGGAGAAACAAATGGGACGTCCTATTAAGAAAAAGTTTTTTGGTTCAGATAATGTTAATGATGGTTTAACCTACACAGCCCCAGGCGGTGAAGGCGTATCGAGCATTACTTACACAAACCGCGGCACAAATTATTCACAAGGTTTAACAGCAACCGCAGCAGTTAGCCCAATTGGTGGTACACGTGCAGTTATTAATATCGCTGCAGTTAGTACAGCCAACGGTCGTATTGATACAGCAACAGTTACAACAGCAGGTACTGGTTACACAACTGCACCAGATATTACTTTAGTTAAACCAGCCAACGTTGTTGTAACTGGCGGAGCAATTAGTGCTTCAAATGTACTAACAGTTTCAACTACTGTAGGTTTATTTGTTGGTATGGCTGCAAATACAGCGTTTGCAGCAACTACTAAAATTACAGCTATCGGTACAGGTAATGTTACAATGAGTGCCGCTAATACCGGTGCAACAAGTACAACAGTGATTGGTTTTGGTGATATCGGTTCAGCAGGCTCATTAACAGCAGTTCTTGCTGCTACTACAGTTACAGCTAATACAATTAGAGCTAACGCACGGATTACCGGTGGCACAATTGGTAAACAAGCTGATATCGTTAGTCAACGCAGTTCACGTCGTTATCGCGTAACTAATGCTGATGGTACTGATGTAGTTCGTTTAGTGCCAACAGGTGTTAACGGTGTTAACAGCCCAACAGTAGCGCAAGTTGTTGCTGCAGGTGGCCCAACAGCCGCAGGCGAAATGACACTAACAGCGTTTGACTCTGATAATGGTAGTTATGTAGTTGGTAAACTTGAATCACGTACAGCATTGTTATTCCCGGCAGATATTGATGGATATACAGCAGGTGTACAGTTTACCGCAAACAGCCATGCTCGCTGGACGTCAACTGGTGATGCAGTAGCAAATACAACAGTTAAACTTGCATCAAACGACTAATTTTTAGTTACTAAAAATAACAGCTTCGGCTGTTATTTTTTTGACTATACTATCTACAATTAGCATAAATAATAGAAACTGGGATATTTAGATGGCTGCTGTTAAAAAACTCAACACCTCGTATACAATTGACACTACTGATGTTATCATCACAGGTAATCTAACGGTACAAGGTTCACAAACTGCAATTCAAACTACTAATACTACATTAAAGGACAACATTATTGTTCTTAATGATGGCGAAGTCGGTGCAGGTGTTACACTGGGTACTGCTGGTATTGCTGTTGCTCGAGGATCACTGGCAAATGTTGCCTTACGCTGGAATGAGGCTACTGATAGATGGCAAGTTACCAATGATGGAACAACATATTTAAACATAGTTGCATCAACAGCTGGAACATTTGCATTAATTGACGATACTGCACCAGCATTAGGCGGTAATTTAAATACCAATAGCTACACCTTATCATCAAATGTCGGCAATTTAAAATTCAATGGTAACATACAAATTAACAATACCCTAGTTGCGCCCACAGCAGTTACTGGTGCCACTGTAGTATATGCTGCAACACCAAGTGCAGGAGCAAGTGGAGTATTTGTTGTTAATGGCGAAGCTGTTAACGAAGAACTAATTACGAAAAAGCGAGCATTTGCTTTTTCAATACTATTATAGGATTAACACAATGGCAATTTCTAACACCTTATTAACAACAGTGGTATCAAACGTATACGTCAGTTCGGGCAACACTGTAGTATCTGTTATATACTTTTGCAATACAGATTCTACTGCTAAAACATTTGATCTATATGCGGTGCCTAGCGGAACAGCAACGATCAATAGTAACGTACAAATTTACAAAAGTGTACAAATACAAAGTAATGACACTTTTGTTGTTGATATGGAAAAAATTGTATTGGCCAACGGTGATACATTAAGAGCTAACGCATCAGCGAATTCATCAATAACAACAACAGTTAGTTATGTAGGAATGTAAATGGGACGCTTACTTAAAAACACAGTATTTAAAACAGGCAGTTATGCACTAGGTGTTCCTGTAGGATCAAGTTCTATCGGTCCAGATGTGCCAGTTATTGGACAAACACGATATAACACTTCTACAAGTAAATTAGAATTTTATTCCGGCAGCACATGGAATGCCGTAGCTAAAGAAGGTGAAGTTACTATTACTAAAGATACGTTTGCTGGTGATAATGTAGCATCGACTTTTACAATGACTAAAACTTATAATTCTGGACAAGAACCACAGGTCCTGGTATTTTTAAACACAGTTTATCAAAATCCGGGTGTGAACTATACGTTTAATGGAACAACAACTATAACTTTTACCAGTGTACCAACAACTTCTGCAGTTATATTAGTATTACATAATATTGGCAGTACAACCGCAGCCTAACTCCTGCGATAAATATTAAAATAGGAGTCAGTGAATGGCAATAGGTCGTGTACCCGGAGCGGCACTGTTAGGAAATTTAGATAGACAAGGTCTTGATCTAGGGTTTACTACCAACAGTGATACGCTATTACAGTTAGATTTTACTAACTTTCGTCTTGGTATCAACACGGCATCACCTCAAGAAGCACTAAATGTCACCGGCAATGTACTTGTAACTACAGGTAATGTACTAACTTCAGCTAACTTATCATACGATATTGGTTCAACTAATAACCGTTGGCGTAATATTTACGGCAGCAACGTATATGTCGATAATATCACTAGCACAAACATAGCAGGTACAATACTAACAGCCGCACAGACTAATATAACATCGCTTGGCACATTATCTGCGCTGACAGTAAGTGGCAATATCATTGCGCAAAGTTCTATAGTACCATCAAGCAACATCTCTGGCAATATCGGATATGCTGATAAATGGTGGAGTACAGTGTATGCTAATACTGTTAACTCAAATAATTTATATGGTACGATCCTTACAGCAAATCAACCTAACATAACAAATTTAGGTAATGTTACAGTCGACAGTATTTCCATTGGTGGGAATATATCTATTACTGGTAATGTAACGGGTGCAGATATTGTTGCTAATAATATAACAGCCAACACTATTACTGGAACGATACTTACATCAGTTCAGCCTAACATAACAAATTTAGGTAATATCACAGTTGATAGCATTACTATTGGTGGAAATATAACCATATCAGGTAATACAAGTGGAGGTGTTATTAATGCTGATGAACTTTATGAAAATAATGTTCGAGTTATAACAACTGCCACTACAATAAATGTAACAGGTGATGTAACTGGCAGCGGCAATGTTTCTAATATTGCTCTAACACTAGCAAATACCGGAGTAACAGCTGGTGTATATGGTTCTGCTGATGATGAAGTAGCGGATCGTGTACCAAAAATAACAGTAGATAGTAAAGGTCGTATTACAAACATTGCCAACGTAACATTAACACAAGTAGGTAATGTTACATTTAACAATACAACAATATCAACTACAGCCAACTTAACTCTTGCTCCGGTTAATAATTATATTTTTGCTGGTAACAGTATAATTTCTAATGTTGCTAACCCAGTAGGTCAACAAGATGTTGTTACATTAAACTATTTAACTACTGCTATCAGTGCCGCTGGAGCTTCGTTAACCAACGGTGATAGTCTATTAGAGTTAATAGATGGTGCTGCCAGTAGATTAGAACTTACACTTGATTCTCAGCTAATCGCAAATATAACAGCAAATACATCAACATTCTACAATACTGTTAATATTGGTAACATATCAATCGATGATAACACAATTTCATCATCAGGAAACATCTACCTTAATGCACAAAATACGGGTATTGTGCATATTGTAGGAACAGATGCACTGAGTATACCGGCTGGTAATTCATCGGTTCGACCGCTTAATCCGGAATTGGGTTACATACGATTCAACACAGACAGTGAAACATTAGAATACTGGACTGGAACAGAATGGACATACCCAGGTGCAGCTACAATTACATCGGAAACAATTACTCCCGATGGCGTAAATGCCAGTTATGTTTTAAGTGAAGAATCTACACCGGACGGATTGATTGTCAGCATCAACGGTACACTACAACAACCGTTTACGTCATACATAATGACTGGTAATTTGATAACATTTATAGAAACTCCGCAAAGTACTGATATTATCGAAATTCGAAGTATTGCTGCTGGCGCAGTTTCTATATCATCATTAACATACGGCCCCACATCTAAAGTAGAATTATCTACAGGCAATATCAATATCACTGGTAATTTACTACCCTCAGCAAATGTCACATATGATTTAGGATCTAATTCACTGTGGTGGCGCGACTTGTATATGAGTGGCAGTACTATCCATATTGGTGGTGCTCTACTTAAAGTAGTTGATAATGCTTTAAGTTTTACTCCGGCAGGTAGTGCGACTCCAATTAATTTAAGTAATGATATAAATCCCTCGCTGTTGTATGCAGGCAATAGTAATGTTACTGTTACTGCTAATTCTATTAATGTTGCTGTTAGTAATTCAAATATTGCTAGTTTTTCTAGTTTAGGATTAGCCATTGCTGGTAATATATCAGCTAATAATTTCAACTACACTAATGGCGTATCAATATTAGATTCAGTTACTGGTAGTTTAGCAACACTAACAAGTAATGCCGCAACACAAAGCGGATTAATTACTGATACTAACACAGCTATAACTACAGCCAACACCAACATGAAAGGCTATGTTGACGGGCAAATTACTACGGTTAGCAATTCAGTTACGGGTGCAAATGCTGCAATCACTACAGCTAATACCAACATGAAAGGATATGTTGATGCGGCGAACACAATACAATCAAATCAAATCACCACAGTAAGTAGTTCAGTTACGGGTGCAAATGCTGCAATTGTAACAGCCAACACCAACATGAACGGCTACGTTGACAGTATCGATAGTACTAAAGCCAATCTAAGTGGAGCAACATTTAGCGGCGCAATATCTGCAACAAGTTTAACACTATCGACTACAGCATTAGCTATTACGTCGGGCGGAACTGGTGGTACTAGCGCAAGTGAAGCGTTAAACAATCTATTCCCAAGTGGTGAAACCAGTGGTTATGTATTAAAAACATCAGGACCAGGTACATACTATTGGGCCGCTGAATCTGGAGCAAGTAGTACTGTAGGTACTATAATTAGTACTAGTCGCACTTACAAAACAGCAACGGCTGGACAAACAGTATTTACAGGACTAGGTACCTATACACCCGGCGCAGGACAATTACGCATATACATTAACGGTGTTAGACAATTTGACAGTGCTTATACAGAAACCAATAGTTCGGCTGTTACTTTATCAACTGGGGTAAGTTCTGGTACAGTATTATTAGCTGAAGTTGATGCTTATACCGATTACAATGCTTATGCTAATGCTACCTATAGTAGTCCAGTGGGTACAATTAGTGCCACAACTGTACAAGATGCCTTAGCAGAATTAGATACAGAAAAAGCCGCATTAAGCGGCGCAACATTTACTGGAAATATTTCAGCTGGTAATGTAACGGCTACTAATTTAACTGGTACAATTCTTACTGCAGCACAAACAAGTATTACATCATTAGGTACACTCGGAGCATTGTCTGTAACTGGAAATATCACAGCCGGTAATATAAGTGCTACAAATTTAGTTGGTGCGATTACATCGAGTCAAGTCACTACTGCATTAGGATTTACTCCGTACAATGCAACTAACCCAAGCGGATACTTATCAACAGCCGTAACCAGCGCAGTAGCAGGCACTGGCGTTAGTGTAAGTGCTGGTACGGGAGCAGTTACGTTTAGTATTGGGCAAGCAGTGGCTACTTCATCTAGTGTGCAGTTTGGCAGTTTGGGTGTGGGCACAGCCGCAAGTGGCACCACTGGTGAAATTCGTGCTACAAACAACATTACTGCTTACTACAGTTCAGACTCACACTTAAAAGAAAATGTGCGTGACATACCCGACGCACTAGATAAAGTTACTGCCATTGGTGGTAAACTATTCGATTGGACTGATGAATACATTGCCGATCACGGTGGCCTAGATGACTACTTTATGCGCAAAGCAGACTTCGGTGTTATAGCACAAGATGTTGCGCAGGTATTACCCGAAGCAGTGCGCACTAGAGAAGATGGCTACTTGGCTGTTGACTACGAAAAAATGTGTGCCCTGGCATTCCAAGCAATTAAAGAACTACAACAACAGGTCCAATTGCTAGAGCAACAAATAAAGGGCAAGTAATATATGCCACTTAACGTATCAGGTCCAATTAGTTTAGGTAATATAATTGTAGGTCAATCTATCAACTTGGAATTAGGGCAGGCCTTTAATGCTCAAATATCATTGAATGACACTAATGTGCGGACACTTGCAGGTGTTGCTAGTGGTGCAATTATAATGCCTACTAACTTTTGGGGTAAGAGTAGCACGGTTCCTGATCTTGCAGTGACGGCTTCTGCCACCCCCTTTGTAGTAGCATATCCTTTTTCTGCTTCTACTGGTTATGGCACTAGATATGCTAATCCTGGTACACTTCCAACAGGACAAGGGATTGGGCTTAGTTTTAACCCAGCAGGAACAGCTCTTGCAGTATCTCATGGAGTAACCCCATTTGTAACGGCATATCCTTGGTCTGCGGGCTTTGGAACTAAATATGCGAATCCCGCTACACTTCCAACAGGGTTCGGTACAAATGCTGCATATAACCCAGCAGGAACAGTTATTGCAGTATCTCATACCTCAACACCATTTATATCAGCATATCCTTGGTCTCCGGGCTTTGGTACTAAATTTGCTGATCCTGGTACACTTCCAGCAAACCAGGGGCGAAATTGTAAATTTAACCCAGCAGGAACCGTTCTTGCCGTGGCTAATGCCATATCACCATTTCAAGCAGTTTATGTTTGGTCTTCTGGCTTCGGTACTAGATATGCTAATCCTGCTACAGCTCTAATAGATACTCCCTTTACCGTTGCATTTAACCCAGCAGGAACAGCTATTGCATTTGCTCATAGCTATACACCATTTATATCAACATATCCTTGGTCTGACGCTACTGGTTATGGTTCTAGATATGCTAATCCTGCTACACTTCCAGCAGGGCAAGGTAATGGTGTTACATTTAATCCAGCAGGAACAGCTATTGTAGTGGGATCTAATAATTCACCATTTGTACAAGCATATCCTTGGTCTGCGGGCTTTGGAACTAAATATGCTGACCCTGTTTCAAATCCATCAAACCAAGTTAATGCTGTTGCATTCAATAGAGCAGGAACCGTTATTTCGTGCGCGGCATCGGGCTCCGTTGGCCAAGCTAGTGTATCCTATCCTTGGTCTCCTGGCTTCGGTACTAGATATGCTGATCCAGCATCACCTCCACCTAACAATGGTGGTGGTGTAGCTTTTAACAATGTACTTTAATAAATTTTAATTAGGAGAAATAATCATGGTAGTAACACAAGACGAACATTTAGATACATTAGTAACAAATGCATACCACAGGGAAAAAGAAGTTTACCATTACCAAATCAATGTGGATAACTATACTGTTATGCTTACAGGTTTGCCACAAGATGCTTTGCCAAGCAATTTAGCCCAATATGCTAATATGGAAACACAAAATTTACCTTGGGATATGAGTGATGAGGATGTTCAAACAATTGCACAATATCAATATCGTGATAAATTGCGTTCATTAGTACGCACAGAAAGAGTGGAACAAAATAAAGCTAAGTTAGTATTAGAAGCACTAAAAGCACAAATTATTGCAGGTGGTTTAGACTACGATACCGTGCTTGCCGAAAAGAAAATAACCGAAGAAGCAAAAGCAGCGGCAAGTAGTTAAGTAGGAAGTTATACCTATGAAACTATCAGAGCATTTTAACTTACTTAATGATAATGGCGTAGAAATAATACAACTAATAGAGGATAAAAACGATGAATAAATTTATTAATCGGTCATCTCCAACAAAAGTAGTAAATACACTATAACAGAGAACTAATATGGCATTAACACAGGTAACACCAGACGTACTACATAATATACAAGGTAACATTACCACTGTAGGTACCTTGGGTAACCTAACGGTTTCTGGCAATATCACATCAGGTAATGTAACTGCTACAAATTTTACAGGAACTGCTAGTCTGGCAAATAATGCCAGCTTCCTTGGCGGCACACCAGCCGCTAGTTATGCGCTTGGATCAACAGTTACTACAGCTAACACTAACATGAAAGGCTATGTTGATGGACAAATATCAACTACTAGTTCAAGTATAACCACAGCCAATACAGCAATGAAAGGTTATGTTGACGCAGTTACTACTGCATGGACAGCTAATGCCGGAGTACAGGCTGGAGCGATTGCCAGTAAAGCAAATTTAACAGATACATTATATGTCGGCACCACAGCAATAGCATTAAATCGTACATCAGCAAGTCAGACATTAACTGGTGTAAATATTAGTGGATCTGCCGGATCAGCAACTACTGCTGGCTCAGCATCAACTGCTGACTATGCTACTAGCGCAGGATCAGCATCTACTGCCGGATCAGCAACTACAGCAGGATCAGCTACAACAGCAACAAAACTAACAACCGCTTCGGGTAGTGCGCCGTCGTATGCCATCAGAGCATTTGTAAATTTTAATGGTACAGGAGCAGTTGCTATAAGAGAGAGTCAAAATGTTAGCTCTATAACAGATAATGGTACTGGAAGATATGTAATTAATTTAACAACTGCTATGCCAACTGACACCTATACCTGTGTTGGATCTTGTGGATCACCGTCGGGAAGAGGCCAAGCCGCTTTTATGGTCAACGAGAATAGTGGTTCTGCAACAGCCAGTACTACAACAACACAACCAATATTTACTTTTCATGATGCAGGTGGCGCTGCAGACAGCCAGTATGTAACAGCAATAATTATAGGATAATCAAAAATGAAAAGAATTATATATAAAAAAGATGATGGCGGAGTAGCAGTGATAATCCCCACAGCTGAGTATTTGGCCACACATACTATTGAAGAATTAGCAGCTAAGGATGTGCCCGCCGGAGCTGAATATAAAATTGTAGATGAGTCAGACATACCGTCAGATAGAACATTTAGAGATGCATGGGAGTATACAGCATGATTACAATAAACTTTGCCAAAGCTCAAGAAATTACCAAGGAACGATTACGTGAAGAGCGTGTGCCTTTATTAGCTGCACAAGATATAGCATTTCAACGTGCGTTAGAAACAGGCGCCGATACTTCTGCTATTGTAGCTGAAAAAGAAAGACTTCGTAATATCACTAACTTAGTCGACACAGCAGAAACGTTAGATGATCTAAAAGCAATCACAGTAATCTAAACATACCGTCAAACTCAAAAACTTCTCTCTCAGCTAAATACATATAACAAACTGTGCCAGCTCAGGGGAATATGGAACCGCCGCTACTATTCAGTTTACAGTAGTATAAACTAATAATTATAATAATATGCGGAGCTAAACCATAAATGTCAGTCCTAACCAGAATTAAAAATAATCAGATTACGGATGCAACAATCCTTGCTAACACCAAGATTCTTCCGGGATCTATCGTAGGTAGTTTATTTAACAGCAACCTAACAATGACCAGTGATGTTACTATTACTGGTAACTTGACAGTACAAGGGTCGAGTACATACTTAACAGTAGCATCTACTAACACATACGTAAACGATCCATTGATTGTAATGAACAATGCGTTTAGTGGTACTAACTCATACGACATCGGTTTGTTGATTAATCGTGGCGACCAAACTACTACAGCATTTATATGGAAAGAATCAAACAAACAGTTTGAACTTACATACACATCGGACACTGGTACTACTTACGGTGCAATTAACAACAGTGGTTATGCTAACTTAAAAGTTGGTAACTTAACTGTAGCTGCTACGTCGACACTAGGTAATTTAAATGTTACTGGTAATATTAGCGCATGGTACGGTACATTAAGCGGTAATTTATTAATTGGTGGCGGCGCATTAACTGCGAACACTGCAACGTTTGATTTATTAAATTCTACAGTAACTACATTAAACTTCGGCGGAGCAGTTACAACAGCAAACGTTGGTGCCGGAACAGGTACATTTACAATTAACAACCCGACAGTAGTTGGGCAACAAGCAACGCAAGCATTGTATAATACAAACGCAACTACAATGAACTTTGCAGGTGCTGCTACTGCACTTAATATTGGTGCTGCAACTGGTATACTTACTGCTAATAATGCAAATGTATGGGTTCCAAATGCAACTACAATCGACGGTGCGCAAACTACTGTATCATTGCTAACACAAAACGCAACAACTGTAAGTGCATTTACATCAGCAACTACAGCAAACGTTGGCGCAGGAACAGGTACATTTACAATTAACAACCCAACTGTAGTTGGACAACAAGCAACGCAAGCATTATACAACACAAACGCAACTACTATGAACTTTGCAGGTGCTGCAACAACATTAAATGTTGGTGCAACATCAGGTACAGCAACAATTAATAATCCAACATTAGTTGGTACGCAATCAACACAAAACTTGTATAATACAGCCGCAACTACAATGAACTTTGCAGGTGCTGCAACAACACTTATAGTTGGTGCAACTACTGGCGTAGCAAATATCCGCAATGCAACTACTAACATTATTGGTAATGCAACAGTTGGCGGTGACACAACACTAACTGGTGATTTAGCAGTTAATGGCGGTGACATTACTACTACAAGTGCTACTGCTACAGTGTTTAATACAAACGCAACTACTGTAGATGCATTTAAAGCTGCAACTGATTTAGAGTTTGGTGCTACAACAGGTACATTAACTATTAATAACCCAACATTAGTTGGTACACAAACAACGCAAGCTGTTTATAATACCGTAGCAACTACTGTTGATGCATTTGGCGCTGCAACAACACTTATAGTTGGTGCAACTACTGGTGTAGCAAATATCCGCAACGCAACTACTAATGTTATCGGAAATGCTACAGTTGGTGGTACATTAGCTGTAACTGGAGTAGCAACATTAACAGATGATTTAGCAGTTAACGGTGGTGATTTAACTACATCTGCTGGCACATTTAATTTAATAGATGCAAATGCCACAACAGTTAATTTTGCTGGTGCAGCAACTGCAATTGATGTGGGTGCTACGAGTGGTACAATAACAATTAACAACCCAGAATTAGTTGGTACACAAACAACACAAAATGTTTACAATACAACTGCAACTACTGTAAACGCATTTGGTGCTGCATCTACAATGATATTAGGTGCAACTACTGGCGTAGCAAATATCCGCAATGCAACTACTAACATTATTGGTAATGCAACTGTTGGCGGAACTCTTGGTTTAACTGGTGATGTTACATTAGCTGGTGATTTAGCAGTTAACGGTGGTGATTTAACTACATCTGCTGGCACATTTAATTTAATTGATGCAACCGCTACAACAGTTAACTTTGCTAGAGCTGCTACTGCAATTGATGTAGGTGCTACAAGTGGTACAATAACAATTAACAACCCAACTTTAGTTGGTACACAAACAACGCAAGCTGTTTATAATACAGTAGCAACAACAGTAAACGCATTTGGTGCTGCTACTGCACTTAACGTTGGCGCATCAACAGGCAATACTACTGTACAAAATAACTTAATAACAACTGGTAATTTAAATATTAGTGCAACAACAGAAAGTACAAATACTACATCTGGAGCATTGGTATTATTAGGCGGCGTTGGTGTTGCTAAAAACTTAAATGTTGGTGGTAATGTTGTAGTTACTGGTGATTTAACAGTTAACGGTAATGTAACAACTCTTAATACAGCGACATTAGATGTTGAAGATTTAAATATTACAGTAGCTAAAGGTGCTGTAGATTCTGCAGCGGCAAACGGCGCTGGACTAACAGTTGATGGTGCTGGTGCAACAATACTTTACACACACGCAACAACTAGTTGGAATTTAAATAAACATTTAATCGGTACATCTGCACAATTTAGTACAACACTTGGTGTAACTGGTGATACTACATTAACTGCTAACTTAGCTGTTAACGGTGGCGCAGCAACTACATCGGCTAGTACATTTGATTTACTAAATGCAACAGCAACAACGGTTAACTTTGCAGGTGCTGCTACTGCAATTAACGCAGGTGCTAATAGTGGTACAATTACTATTGGTAACCCAACATTAGTTGGTACACAAACAACACAAAATGTTTACAATACAACTGCAACTACTGTAAACGCATTTGGTGCTGCGTCTACAATGATACTTGGTGCTACTACAGGTGTAGCAAATATCCGCAATGCAACTACTAATATTATTGGTAATGCAACAGTTGGAGGAACATTGGGTATTACTGGTGATGTTACGTTAACTGGTGATTTAGCTGTTAATGGTGGTGACATTACTACTACAAGTGCTACTGCTACGGTGTTTAATACAAACGCAACTACTGTAGATGCATTTAAAGCTGCAACTGACTTAGAGTTTGGTGCTACAAGTGGTACGTTAACTATTAATAACCCGACTGTAGTCGGTACGCAAACAACGCAAGCATTATATAATACAACTGCCACTACGTTAAACTTAGGTGGTGCTGCAACTACAATCGCAGTTGGTGCAAACAGTGGTACAATTACTATTGGCAATCCAACTGTAGTTGGTACGCAAGCATCACAAGATTTATATAACACAACTGCAACAACATTAAACTTAGGTGGTGCTGCTACTGCACTTAATATTGGTGCTGCAACTGGTACACTTACTGCTAATAATGCAAACGTATGGGTACCAAATGCAACAACTATTGGTGGTGCACAAACTACTGTTGCATTATTAACACAAAACGCAACAACTGTAAGTGCATTTACATCAGCAACTACGGCAAATATTGGTGCTGGTAGTGGTACTATTACTATCAACAACCCAACATTAGTTGGTCAACAAGCAACGCAAGCATTGTACAATTCAGTAGCAACTACAATGAACTTTGCAGGTGCTGCTACTGCACTTAACATAGGTGCTGCAACTGGTATACTTACTGCTAATAATGCAAATGTATGGGTACCAAATGCAACAACTATTGATGGTGCGCAAACAACAGTTAGCTTGTTAACACAAAACGCAACAACAGTAAGTGCATTTACATCAGCAACTACAGCAAATATTGGTGCTGGTAGCGGTACTATTACTATCAACAACCCAACTGTAGTTGGACAACAAGCAACGCAAGCATTATATAATACTGTAGCAACAACGATGAACTTTGCAGGTGCTGCTACTTCTGTAGTAACAGGTGCCGCAACAGGTACATTTAATATACGTAATGCAAACGTGTACCTACCAAACGCAACTACAATTTACAGTGGACAAACAACACTTGATATTGCAAACGTAAACGTAACAACATTAAATGTTGGTGGTTCTGCAACTACATTCAACTTAGGTGCTACTACTGGTACAACAAATATCCGCAATGCAACAACTAACATAGTAGGCAATGCAACTATTTCGGCAACTACAGCAGCAACATCAACAACAACTGGTGCACTGCAAGTTTCAGGTGGCGCAGGGTTTGCTACAAATATATATGTAGCCAACGGCGCTACAATTAATAATGCACAAAGCGCAGAAAACTTTGTAGTTAAAGGTAAAAACTCAACTGCATTAATTTATGCAAACAGCAATGCAGATTCAGTTATTATAGGTGGTGGGCATTATCAAGGTAGTGGTGGTAATACAACTGTACAAGGTGGTGTAACATTAAAAATTGATGCAACTGATACAATGTTGCTACCAGTTGGGTCAACTGCACAACGTCCAAGTAACAGTGGTAACGTTGATGTCGGCGGCATGGTACGATTTAATAATTCCATTAATAACTTAGAGTTCTTTGATGGTTCTATATGGCAAACAGCAGGTTCTGTATTTACTGTAATTAGTGATAGACAATTTTCTGATGCAACAGGCAATCCGTATGGTAACGTTAACGGCGTTAACACAACATTTACGCTACAAGATGAATCAACTACAGCTGCAACTATTGTTAGTATCAACGGTGTAATACAGATACCAGCACTTGCATATGATGTTAGCTTAGATGTATTAACATTTACCGAAGCACCGGCATTAGGCGACGTAATTGATGTACGTTTATTAGCAACTACATCTGTAGTATCAGCACTTACTAGTGCCAACGGATTAGTACAATTTATTACAACTAATACCGAAGCACAAATTTATACAGGAGCTAGTGTAACAACTAAAAAATTCAGTATAGACAACGACGGACTAGCTACATTTGAAAATGATGTAATAATCAAAGGTAGTTTAACTGTATTAGGTGATACTGCTGGCAATATTAATATTGGTGATTCATCTAGTGATCATGTAACCGTTAATGCACAATCTGTAACATACACAAACGGTACTAAAATTATATATGATCAAACAGCAGTTACCGTAGGTACTAGTGCTGTAGTCATTGATAGTTTTGCTAAAGCGACATATCGTTCAGCAAAATATGTATTATCGATATCAAACAGCGGTACAGGTGAGTATGAAACTACTGAAGTGTTAGTATTACACAACGGTACAACAGCAACACGTACACAATATGCAACTATGTACACAGGAGCCGCTGCATTGGGCACAGTATCTGTAGCAGTAAATGGTGCTAACGTTGAATTAAGCTACACAGGTGTTGCAGCAGGTAATGCAGTAAAACTTAGCGTATCATATATTAAGGTGTAATTAATGTTAAAAATTAATAAGTTATACAGAGCAGATTATACCGGCGAAGATATTGTAGTAGAGCGTAATTATACAGACGGTGTTTGGCACGATACAACGGAACATCTGCCAAACGCTGTTACTAATACCCAAATATCTAATCAGGCTGTTGTCATTGGCAACGGCCCGTCTAGACTAGACTTCGATATGCGAGCAATTTTTGAGCACAGAGGCGGACTATTGGGTGCAGATACAGTACAAACATATGGCTGTAATGCACTTTATAGAGATTATACTCCGGACTTTTTAGTAGCACGTGGTAATGGTATTATTGCAGAACTGGCGGGTAAAAATTATCCTACAGATAATATTGTATATACAAGTGCGATTCACTTACTTGAATATCCAAATAAATTCTATTTAATACCACGAGATCCGTATACTGATGCAGGTACTACAGCGGCATATATTGCGGCATTTGATGGACATAAAAAAATATTCCTATTAGGGTTTGATAATCAAGATACTCCGGGCTATAATTATAATGTTTATGCAGATACTGCTGGATACGGAGAAACTAGAAGTGAATCATCGTCTCAAAAGTGGGTAGCAGATCGTGCAATGTTAATTAATACATATAATGATGTTGATTTTGTGTGGGTAACTAAAGCAGGAAGAGTAACGATGCCAGACGAATGGAAAGCATTAGTAAATTTCCGTCAGATATCATTTAGACAATTTGTAATAGAAGCAAATCTATAATACAGTAGTAATAAAAAAGCACCTTGCGGTGCTTTTTTTGTGGCTATAATATAGATTCTAGTGTTTTAATCTTAGCAATAACTTCTTTAAAATTAACTGTACGCCAAACTCCGGGGTGTAGGGGTTTAGGATAATCACCCAATTCAACCCAACAATATCCTCTATGCTCATGATTTAACTCAGGAACAAATTCTTCGTTGACAGGTAGTAAAAATGTATGATAAGAGAAATTGTTTTTGTCACTGGTGAATTTTTCGATAGGTATTACTCTAGCAGAGGAAAAATCTACACCTAATTCTTCTGCAAGCTCTCGATGTAATGATTCAAGTAACTGTTCGCCGTTGTCGATCTTACCGCCGGCTAATCCCCACGTACCAGAATACTTACTTGCATTACGTAATAAAAAAAGATATCGATGTGTTACGACACAATAAATGAACGTGCCAACACCTTCAATTGATTTATTTGATACTGATTCTTTTATTTTAGTTAACATATTAACTATTATACTACACTAACTGATAAATGTCAACTAAAGAACTAATGTCCAGAGTCCATTTTTATATTCTCCCTCAAAGGATTTAACCCATTGATTAAGATTCCATTTATATTGTGTTCCGGTATTCAAATTTGACACGTATTGTAACACAGTCGCAGCCGAACTGTCAAATACAACAGTCCAGTGCGTGCCATTGAATTCAATAATGTCATTTGCGTTTGCTATTAAATCTGCATCATCTGACCCGCGCCATGCACTCGGGCCTTCTAACGCACCATTAGCACTGCTGCCAATTGAATTTAATATTAAATAACGTGTACCATTAACAGCACCTTGTGCTAACGCTACCGCAGTATTCTTACGTGGGTCAACAATAGCATCAATTGCAGCTAATGTGTTTGCAGGATAGGTATCAATATCTGCATTAAAAATTAACAAACTATCATCTGTTGGGTGATAGGTAACAGTACCAACAATCTCTGATTCGCCATCATCTGCTAATAATCTAACTTGACTGATACCATCAACTAATGCGCCATATACATTAACTAAATTATGCCAGTTATCACGTGTACCAATTTTAGTAGGAGTACTTAACGTGGGCTCGCGTGGATCTTCAATTTCGCTTACTTTCAATAATGTTAATGTGTAAGAGTTACCACCACTTCTTAACAGTAACACACCATAATCCATAGGAGTATAATACATACGAGTACCCATTAGATTAGCTTCGGTGTAGGCGGCAGAATTTAAATCACCCTGTGCATCGTGTATACCGGCAATAATCTTTTGTATAACACCAAGTTTTTTAACTTTAGCGGGTGGACTAATCCAAATCGGCAATTTAAATGTAAGGGTGGCAACATCAACTGGATTTTCAGTACCCACAGGCACTGAACGACTTGACCAATTAGGACTATCTAAATAAATGACACTTAAACTTGTCCAGTCGATATAATTGTCTGTACTTTGTATTTCTAACCCAGGATTAAATAAAGGCAATATCTGTTCAACTAACTGTAATTTTTGTTTTGTATTACTGGTCCATATATCTAATTTTAATTCTAATGTGTAGGGCACAGGCATTATACGTTCAATGGTAAATGCATTGCCTTGCGTTTGTTCGTAGGTATCGGTAGTTTCATCATATTTACGTTGACGTATACTCATGTTATTAACATAAGTAGGGCTTTGTACACGGTCTCTGTCGTAGGTTAATCCACTAATATACACAGCCATTGCTGGCACAGTCTGCATAGCGTTTTCACTGTTGTTGGCTAAAATAGCCGCAACTTGTTTGCTACCATCTGCATAGTAAACTGGCACACGTTGTAGAGTTTTACTGCCTGTGCGATCCTGTCCAAACTCAACTTCGTAGCCACTCATTATTCTAATGAATTGTACTACAAAGCGTTCGATCTGACCATCGTAAAAGAATTGACTACTCATTAATTATCCGCCAAAGGTGAAAGTATGTCAGATAAACCCTGACGTTCTGGTGTTACTTTGCTGTAAACTGTATATTCTAGCATATCGTTAGTTGCTAAGGTATTTGTGAGAGTAAATGACACATTTCCAGCAGTATTTGCTACAGTATTGGTAATATGTGTGCCATTTAATGTAGTTTTTACGCCATGTGTGCTAACATACGCAATTTTTGTTACAACTGTCTTAGTTGACATATTAAATGATAATGTTTTTGCGTTGCCCGCCGGAGTGTAAGAGGTAGCAACACGAATTGCGTCCCAACCAAGTCCGCCACTATATGTGGCATTTATATTATTAACAAAACCACTACGTTGAGTTGTATTATCTAATCCCGGTGTTAGGTTAGTGCGTACAGAATCCTCAATTTTAATCCAACGTTTAGAATCGTACCGGAATAGTCTGTTAGGAACATAATCTAAGCGTAGGTAGTAATCGCCAACGGCTGGAGTAGACGGAAACGCAATTCCTGCACTAACCGCCAATCCGTTTGGCGGCAAACCTGTACTTGTTAAGTATCCTTGTACTTTAGCAGTAGATGTAATAGCTACATTTGGTAAATTATTAGTATCAACTGGCAAGGTATAAATGGTACTAGTGTCATATCCACTTAGTGGCACTTCGGCTTCTGCCCGAGCAATAATAGCATCGTTAACCGCAGTATACTTGTCGTAGGTGCTTAATAAATCACCAATTGGTGTATTGTTATCATCGCCACTGCTGATGTTTTGTGTAATGTCTTTGTATTCTTGACTATCGACCAGCGGAGCAACTTTAACACGCCATAAATGCGGATACCATGTTTGACTAAATCCTTCTGCCGCACGTGTAGCATCTTGCACAACGTAATAACGTTTTAGCGCACTGGGTAAATCATCGTCTAATGGATAAAAGTCTTTTAAATGTGGTAGTTCCATTACGTCGCCTACCATAATCTTACGACCTAGTGTTTCAACCATATCGTTCAAATGAAATACCATAAACATAGTATCTCCAGTTAAGAACAAACCAAACTGACTTAGGTCAAAATCATTGTCGTTCATGCGATAAACACTGCGCATAGTGTAGACACTAGTGTCGTACTTACGATCTCTATTTTCTAAAAACAATAGGTCTTGTATATTTTTCACACTTTCATTAGCATAACTAGGCTGTGTTGCATCAGGATAGACGGCAATGGTTGCACCAGACCCAACAATAGCTGTGGTGCTTGCTGATAATGTAATAGTTGTGCTAGTCTTTGCAATGACTGTTGCGCCAGCAGGAATATTAGTACCCGCAACAAACATACCACGGGTTACAGCCGATGTATTAGCAAATACTAATTGGGTGCCAGGCGAACCCTGCGCTGCCGAAGTAGTAATGCTGGTGCCTTGTTCGATTGGACCAAGATACTTGTGAATATTAATATCAACGCCGCCAACAGTAAACATCTCACTGATTCTGCGGTCGAAGAATTTATAATCATTTCCCTTATTTGGGCGGTACATGCTTAATCTTGGCATTACATAGTCCTGTATATCTAATATTTAGCTTAGATTGACATAGCTGCAAATAGATGCTATACTTGCTTTATGAATGAAATACAATCAAGTTTAGATTGGCCAGAAGTGCAGACTGCATTAGAAGCGCCATTACATAAAATGAAAAAGTACACGCACGAAATGTGGAACATCAGTCATAATATTGGACTAATGGTTAAAGATATAAGTAAAGAAGAAATCAATTGTCGTAGACACCAAAAGCAGACTAGACTACATAAAGAATTAGTTGACAAAGTCAATGAAGAGATAGCAAACTATGAACGTATGATAACGTTTGCAGTTCTACTGGCAGGATGAGCTTGACAAATACAACAAATGGCTGTATAATGCTATATATAAACTATTAACAAGGAAGAACAGATGGCTATTAAAATTGACGGAGCAAAGAAAAAAGCTAAGACAGCAACACGTGATCCAATTTTTGCAGATGAGAAAGCTGTTGGTAGTGAGCCAGTTTGGGATACCGAACGTGCGTTAAAGTTTACAGATGAAGAGTTTGATCACGAGATGCGCAAGAGCTTGCGCTATTACAACTATTTCTATTCTAGCAAAGAGCTTAAAAAGTATTTGGTCGAGTGGTTAAAACAGACAGCAGGCGTTGCTCATAAACTAGATGCTGTAACTATTACACGTTTTGCTAAAAGCACAGACGGTTACACTCCGTTAACTGCGCCTGCGCTGATTAAAGCACACAGTAAGGGTATGCCATTGCGTGAACGTGAAATCAAGTACATTATTGGTGCCGTAACTAAAGCATTAGCATTGGATGATAACGATGTTAAGGTACTTGAAGAAATAACAGATAAAACCAAACCAGCAGTTAAGGTGCCTACTATTCAGGACCGTATGAATGAGATTATGAAAACTCATATCTTGCACTTCGAAGAACTTGAAGATAGTTTGTACGAAGGTAAGACTGTAGAACCTAAAGCATACGAATACCTAAGTGGTAAAGGCGTACCACAGGCAATGCTAGGTAAAATACAGGCTGTGTTTGAACGTCGTTATGCTGAAATTACAGAAGCTAAGTCAACAAGCGACGAAGACTTAAAAGAAGCATACAGCTATATGAAAGCGGCAGACTGGAAACGTTATGATGCTTTCTATACTCGATTGTTTGACGGCATTGCACAGTATGGACAGGTTAAGAAAGCAACTAAGAAAGCGGCAGTGCGTAAGCCTCCGCAAAAAGAAAAACTTATTGCTAAACTCAAGTATGCTAAAAACGATACTACTAATAAACTAGTATCAATCAACCCAGTTGACATCATAGGCGCCACCGAGCTTTGGGTCTACAATATTAAGACACGTAAACTAGGCAAATACATAGCAGAAGATATGGGTGGTGCACTTGGTGTTAAAGGTACTGCTATAACAGGTTTTAACGAGTCTACAAGCGTACAAAAAACTTTACGTAAGCCAGAGGTGCAGCTAAAAGAATTCTTAGCCGCGGGCAAGATTGAATTGCGTAAGTTCTTAGACAATATCAAAGCAACTGATATTAAACTAAATGGACGTATCAACCTTGATACTATTTTACTCAAAGTAGCATAAACATTAAAAGTCATCCTGTTAGTGCTAAATATACGAAACAGGATGATTTCACATGGCAACAGCAACAGGTAATTTAACCGCAAATCTCAGTCTAACTACAGACAGTTTATACAATCCAGTTACCGGTACAGGTGCTGGGCATATTGCTTATGATGCAACTCCGCTGATACCAGAGAATCAACAACGCAACGATATCATTGATTACATTCGTCTACGATTAGGTGATCAAATTGTTGATGTCGAAGCAGATAAAGAACATTACGACATGGGTATTAAGCAGGCCTTTATACGTTATCGTCAACGCAGTTCAAACGCAGTAGAAGAAAGCTATGCGTTCTTAGATTTACAACCAGAAACACAAGAATACATATTACCACGTGAGATTATGGACGTTAGAAAAATATTTCGTCGTGGTATCGGTAGTGTAACAGGTACTACAGCTAGTCAATTTGAACCATTTGCAAGTGGATATTTAAACACTTATATGTTAGTGGCAGGACGAGTAGGTGGACTTGCTAACTACGAATTGTTTACACAATACCAAGAGCTAGCAATGACTATGTTTGGTGGCTACATGAACTTTACGTTCAATAAAGCAACTAAAAAATTAACAGTATTGCGCAAACAACCTTGGCAAGGACCAAACTCTACTGCGGTAGAAAGTGTTGCGTTATGGGTATACAATGTTAAACCTGATAATATGTTGTTAAACGATCCGCAGGTATATCCGTGGATACAAGACTATGCTTATGCATTGGTGATGATGAGTATAGGTCAAGCACGTGAGAAATTTGCTACTATTGCTGGTCCACAAGGCGGTGGCAGTTTAAATGGTGCCGCACTTAAAGCAGAAGGACAGGCATTGCTAGATAAACTTGATGCTGAAATATCAACTTATGCCGACGGCGGCACCCCTTTAACTTGGATAACTGGTTAAATCAATAATTGACACCTGGCAATAAAAAAAGTATAATATACTATATACAGAAAGGAATAGTATGATTATATCAGTGACAGGCTTCATCGGTTCAGGCAAAGACACAATCGCAGATTACCTAGTAGCAGAGCACGGCTTTAAACGTGAGAGCTTTGCTGGCACACTCAAAGATGCAGTTGCAACAGTATTTGGTTGGGACCGTGAACTATTAGAAGGACGCAGTGCAGAAGGCAGAGCTTGGCGCGAACGAGTAGATCCGTGGTGGGCCAAACGCTTAAAGATGCCGAATCTAACTCCACGTTGGGTATTACAAAACTGGGGCACTGAAGTATGTCGTCAAGGGTTCCACACTGATATATGGATAGCAAGTCTTGAAAACAAACTCCGTAAAACAAATGAAGACATTGTAATTTCAGATTGCCGCTTTCCAAACGAACTTAAAATGGTTAAGAACTTAGGCGGTAAGACAGTACGTGTTAAACGCGGCAACGAACCTGAGTGGTATAATGCCGCTAAAACTGTAAATGCTGGTATGAAGAAGATTGGATGGGCACTAGGTAAAAGCGAACTAGATAATCTAGGCATTCACCCAAGCGAGTATGCGTGGATTGGTACTAAGTTTGATGTTACTGTGACTAACGATGGTAGTATTGAAGAACTGTATGCTAATACTGAGTCGTTAATTATATCAGAAATCAGGAACGAGATCGCCCTGAGTCCAGCCTAATCCTTCTTTAACAATAGTGATTTGACAGTTTGCGCAAATAGTTCTTAAATTAATTGGTGCATTATTTTTTAAATTGCCATCGACATAATACACGCTGAGTTGTTCTTTATACTTTGCCTTAAAGCCGCATTTTTCACAATGCGGCTTTTTCTTATACCCAGCAAGCATCCAAGTCGGTTTTTGTGGTGCTAATTTTCTATTCTTTCTAATACAGCCGCTACACCTTGTTCGAAAATGAGTTACACCACCACGCTTATAGTTAATTGCTGCGGGGTTTCTAGTACAACTCTGACATAAAGGACGAAATTCCATACAGTATTTATAGCAAACCTTTGCCAAAGGCACCTTAATAGACTATATTTTGATAATACTGATAAATATTTTAAAGTATTATAATATAAGGATACTAAAAATGGCATCATTAATTTCCCCAGGTGTATCGGTTACCGTTATAGACGAAAGCCAATACCAACCAACCGCAACTGGTACAGTTGCTTATGTATTATTGGCTACAGACCAAGACAAACTAAATCCAGCCGGCACAACTGCTACTTATACAACTAAAGCAAATGCTGGTAAACTAATTAAAATTACTAGTCAACGTGAATTAGTTACTGGCTTTGGTAGCGTTAATTTTCAAGTTGATTCTAGCGATAATCCTATTCATGCACATGAATTAAATGAATATGGTTTACTTGCAGCATACAGTGCATTAGGTGTGTCTAATCAAGTATACGTTCAACGTGCTGATGTTAACTTATCTGAGTTGGCTGGTACAAGTATTCGCCCAACGGGTTCTGCAGCAGACGGTACATATTGGTTAGATGTGAGTACAGGTGGTACCAATTGGGGTATTACAGAATGGACTGAACTTGGATTTGTATTACAAACACCAACAGTAATCACTGACACTGCACAATTAACTAGCGGAGTACCTTTAGCATCAGTTGGTGCAATCGGTTCGTATGCTGTTAACACAGTAAGCTCATCAAACCCAATTTACTTTAAACGTTGGGATAACACCTGGGCATTAGTTGGCTCAGATGAATGGCAACTTGCAGTACCGACATTAGTAGGTACTCCAACCGGAGCTACATTAACAGTTGGTGACAAAATGCGCATTAACAATGTTAATGTTACATTAAGTGGCACTACAGTATCGTCTGCAGCGACAGATATTAATACTGCATTAAGCGGAAAAAATGTTACAGCAACAGTTAACGTTGCTGGCCAACTTGAATTGCGTATTAATAGTTTGGCTGCAGAAACCGGCAATCTATCAATACCATCAGGTACACTACGAGTTGAAAAAGGTGGCACATCAACCATTGGTGGAGTAGACTGCGCGGTGAAACTTGGATTACTTTCATCTACTAGTGCTAACTTAGTTGCATTTAATGGTCCAACAGTAGCATTTGACACATATCGAAATACACCAGCTTGGAGAACAAGTGATCAAACTCCTCGTCCAGTTGGTTCTGTGTGGCTTAAAACATCAGCTACAGGTAACGGAGCAAACTGGGGTATTAAACAATACAGCGCACTATTAGATTCATGGGTAGTACAAGCAGCACCATTATATTCTAGCGATACCGCGGCAATACAGGGATTGGATTTAGTAGGCGGCGGTAGCCAACTCGGTGTAGGTACAGTATATGTACAATATGATAATACTCCTACTACAGCTGAATTAGTAACTGCAAAACTATACGTTAAAAACGTATCTGGTTTAGTAAACATAACAGGTACAACACCAACAAGTCCAATTGTATTTGATGCGAATGATGCATTTATTATGGAAGTTAGTGTACCGGGAACAACTGTTACACAATCTGCAACTATTAATTTAAGCAGTACAACAGCTGCAAGTTTAGTTGGTGATATATTAGCTGCAAACTTACCAAACATTGTTGCATCAGTTACATCGGCTGGTGCAATTAGTATTAGTCATCTTGCTGGTGGTACTATTAAATTTACACAAACATCAGGTACTCCGTTAGCTGATGCAGGTTTAATTAACGATAGTAATATGCAGGTAATAACAGCGGGCACAGTTTACTTAGCCAGCCCGTTTACTCCATTAACATATACATATTCAACTACTGCGCCTTTTAGCAACCCAGCTGATGGCACATTATGGTATTATAATTCAGCGGTTGAAGTTGATATTATGATTCACGATGGCGGTAATGGATGGAAAGGTTACAAAAACGTAGTTAATGATGCACGTGGATATGATTTAAGCGCAACCGATCCATCAGGTCCGATATTAGCAGCATCACAACCAACTACCCAGGTAGCCGGAGCTCAATTGGTGCCAGGCGACTTGTGGATTGATACGGGTGATTTAGAAAATTACCCAGTAATTTATCGTTACACTGGCGCGGTGTGGGAATTGTTAGATAATACCGATCAAGTTAGTGCCGATGGTGTATTGTTTGCTGATGCACGTTGGAGTACTAATGATAGTACAGATCCAATTGTTGACGCTATTCCAAGTATTGTTGATTTAGCATCAAGTAATTATTTAGATCCAGATGCACCAGAGTTTCAACTGTACTCACGTGGTACAATTTTGTTTAATACACGTCGTAGCGGTTACGGTGTTAAACGTTTTGAAAGTACATATTTTGCTGATGAGACTAACCCTCCGACAGAAATTGGTGCATGGGTAAGCAATAGCGGAGTTGATCAAAACTTAGTTCCTTACTTCGGACATAAAGCAGTTCGCAATGTTATTGTTGAAGCTATGAAATCAGCAATTGAATCAAGCGTTGCATTACGTGAAGAACAAGTACAGTTTAACTTAATTTGTGCTCCTGGTTATCCAGAGCTAATCACTAACATGATTACTTTAAATAACGATCGTAAACAAACTGCATTTATTATTGGTGATAGTCCACTTACATTAAATTCAGCTTCAACACAAATTGAAGCATGGGCAAGCAATCAAAATCTTGCATCAGACAATGGTATGAACGGTCTAGTAAGTTCAAGTGAATATTTGGGTGTATTCTACCCAAGCGGATTAGGTACAGACTTAGGCGGCGAAAGTGTAGTTGTTCCACCAAGCCATATGATGTTGCGTACAATTCTTCGTAGCGATAATGTTAGCTATCCATGGTTTGCACCGGCTGGTGTACGTCGTGGCTTAATTGACAATGTTAGCTCAATTGGTTATGTTGATGTAACTGATGGTAATGCATTCCGTAGCATCGGTGTTACTGCTGGTCTACGTGATGTATTGTACACACAAAGAGTTAACCCATTAACAGTATTACCGGGTGTTGGTCTAGTAAACTATGGTCAAAAAACTCGTGCAGCATCAACTAGTGCAATGGATCGTATTAACGTTGCTCGTTTAGTATGTTACTTACGTAAAGTATTAGATGAAGTTGCTCGTCCGTTCATATTTGAACCAAACGATACAATTACACGCAACCAAGTTAAACAAGCATTTGAATCAGTACTTAATGATGTAGTTGCTAAACGTGGTATCTATGACTACTTGGTAGTATGTGATACAACTAACAACACACCGGATCGTATTGACCGTAATGAATTGTATGTTGATATTGCAATTGAGCCAGTTAAAGCAATTGAATTCATCTACATTCCAGTACGCTTGAAAAATACAGGTGGCATTGCAGCAGGTGTTTAATTAAGTATGTATATAATGGGAGAGGTAACTCTCCCAGTTATAGACTAAAAAATAGCTAAATATATAAAAGGAATACTAAGATGGCAACATCATCATTAAGCAAGTTTACCGTACCGCTAAGTACAAACCAAAGCGCCAGCGCACAGGGTTTGTTAATGCCTAAATTAAAGTTCCGCTTTCGCGTAACATTTGAAAACTTTGGTGTTAGTCAACCAAGTACTGAGTTAACTAAACAAGTTATAGATTTTAAACGTCCTACATTAGAATTTGAAGAAATTTTAATTCCAGTGTACAACAGTAAAGTCTATCTAGCAGGCAAACCAACGTGGACCGCAGTAACCTGCAACCTACGTGATGATGCGTCTGGTGAAGTTAGCAAACGTGTTGGTGAACAACTACAAAAACAATTTGACTTTATGGAACAAGCTAGTGCTGCTAGTGGTATTGACTATAAATTTGTCACACGTTGGGAAGCCTTAGACGGCGGCAACGGCGCAAGTGAGCCAACAATTCTTGAATCATGGGAATTGTATGGTTGCTACTTGTCGAGTGCAGACTATGGTGATTCTAACTACGGCACAAATGATCCAATGACAATTGGCTTAACAATCCGTTACGATAATGCTATCCAAACTCCAGTTGGTACAGGTGTTGGTAGTGTTGTAGCAAGAACATTAGGTAGCACAATTACTGGTTAATACCCGTAAATGAAACAACTTAAAAGCTCGGTTATTACCGGGCTTTTTTTTGGCGATAAATAATATAAATGGATAGCAAAAATGGCATCTGGATTCTTTAACCAATTATTAACACAATTAGGCACAGGCGATAATATCAAAGACTGGCAACATGCCTCTAAGACTTTTGTTGACGGCTTATATAGACTTAGTCCTAAAATTGGAACGATGTTCCATGTGTTTATTGATATTAACCCAAATATAAAACCTGGTGATAATACTGAAATTGGCATGATGGCAAAAACAGTTACCTTGCCCAAATTTACAGTGCAAAATAAAATATTAAACGCATACAATAGAAAAATGATCCACCAAGAAAGAATTAACTATGATCCAGTTAGTCTTACGTTCCACGATGATAGTTCTAACGTAGTACGTGATTTTTGGCAGGGCTATTATCAATACTATTATAGAGATTGGGAACAGCAAGAACAGATATATAAACAAGAATCTAAATATAAAAAACGCACTTCACAAAATTGGGGATTTAGCCCATTGGCTAACGGGACCGACGCACCTAATTATATTACCGCTATTCGAATTTATAGTCTACATCAAAAATCGTTTAGTAGCTATATTTTAATAAATCCAACAATACAAAGTTTTGCCCATGGTCAACATACAGCTGGTGATTACAGTCCCATCGAACATAGTATGACAGTGGCATACGAAGCAATACATTATGAAGCCGGCCCTGTTGCCAGTGGCAAAGTACAAGGGTTTGCGCAACTTCATTATGATAAAACAGCCAGCCCATTAACAAGTTTAGGTGGCGGTACAAACAGCTTACTTGGACAAGGCGGCATAGTCCAAGGTGCAGGTGATGTAATAACTAACTTAGCCTCTGGCAACTTTGGCGCCGCTGCGTTGGGTGCATTGCGCACGGGTAGAAATGTTAAGAACACAGATATTAAATCAGCAGCCACTGCTGAACTAAAACAAGATGCAATGAATATATTGCGTGGACAAAATACACAGAGTACAGTATTTGTACCAACTATATCAAGTATATCTACAGGATTATCTAAAGCAACTACTTCTATACCGGGATTAGTTGGAGTCAGAAGATCCTCGGGAAACATGAATTAAAGGAAATAACATGACAACAACCGGAAATTTACCATCAAACATTAATACAAATAGTACAACCGCCTATTTTAATAATTTTTTTAAACCTGATTATACAATTAGTCAAAATGTTGATGATACTATTGTCGGATACTTTCAAACTGTGACAGGTAATAAAGAAAGCGGTACAGCATTGTCGGCCGCAGTAATATACACAGCCCAAACTCAGGGTATTGACCCGATAACGATACTTGATGAATTTCGTAAATTAAATAAAAATGAACTTAATGCATACCTAACAATGTTTCTTAATTTAAATAGAGTCGGCACTAGTCTATTAGGACTTAGTAACAGTCCACAACCAAACAAATACATAGCACGATCTATCCTTGCATAATGGCAAAATACGCAAACGGCAAATATCAAATAATCAACACTGAGAAATATATCGGTAAACGTCTGCCAACATATAGATCAAGTTGGGAATATACTTTTTGTGCATTTGCGGACAACAACCCATCTGTAATTAACTGGGCAAGTGAAGCAATTACTATTCCGTACCGCAACCCAGTAACTGGCAAGAACACAGTATACATTCCGGATTTTCTTGTGGTCTACTTAGATGTAAACCAACAACGTCATACCGAACTTATCGAAATCAAGCCAAGCACACAAACAACAATGGAGGCGGCCAAAAGCTATCAAGACAAATTGTCTGTAGCAGTGAATATGGCTAAGTGGGCCATGGCAGATCAGTGGGCGAAGGCACATGGCATGCGCTTTAGAGTAATTACAGAGTTTGATTTGTACCGCAACGTAAAGAGATAACTAAATTGACTTATTACTTGAAATATACTATACTAATTATATGCCATTTATTATAAACAAATATACTAACTGTTATTTTAGCATTATTGCTACTGCTAAGTCAAGAATTTTATCATCAACGGTATACACAGAAAAACATCATATCATTCCTAAATCTCTAGGTGGAAGCAATTTATCTGATAATTTAGTAAGACTTACGGCTCGTGAACATTTTATCTGTCATTTATTATTGCCTAAGATGACATCTGGTCTAGCAAAACGAGGCATGGCGTATGCTTCTTGGCAAATGACATTTGCCGATAATAGAGATAGATATAAGCCAACTGCGAGAATTTATGAATTAATAAAAACACAATTATCCGTTGCATATACAGGCATTCCTAAAACCTCACTACATTGGTTAGGAAAAACACATAGCGTAGAAACTAAATTAAAACAATCAAAAATAAAACAAGGCAAAAATAATCCAATGTACGGGCGTAAACAATCAGCTGATGCTATGTTAAGTAGTAGTCTAAAGCAATTAGGGATTCCTAAGCCAAAGTTTATTTGCGAACATTGTAATAAAATAATCGGAGGCAAATCAAATTATTTAAGATATCATGGGGCACAATGTAAACTAAATACTACACTATGACATCTAAATTATCTGAACTTTTTAATCTACCCGATATTCCAACAACTAATCAAGAAATTGTCGATCAAATCGAGGAGAATACAGCCCGTCTAATAGAAGTAGATCTTGCAATTGATAAAATCGATGCTGCACTTCCTTTTGTTAATGACTTAGATACAACCGATAACGAGCTCGATGAACTAAGTGCTATGGCAACTGAGAATTTTAAAGATTTGATGTCGCTTGGTATGAACGTAGAAGCACGTTTTAGCGGAACAATACTGCAAACAGCGGGCACACTGCTAGGACATGCCATTACAGCTAAACAGGCTAAAATTGACCGTAAGATACGTACAATTGACCTACAACTTAAAAAGATGCGGTTAGATCAACAAGCGGCCAAAGATGCCAGCAAGACAGACGGTGACAAATTGCTCGATGCAGTAGATGGTAGCGGTGGCGTAGTTCTTGATAGAAATGCACTGTTAGCACAGATACTAGGTAAAAGCAAGCCAGATTAAAACAGCAATTTTGAATAAATAACTGTAAGGATATATAAAACTATGAAGAATTTTCTGCAACATTTAACTGATAGTCAAAAGACCTATGAGTTCCGTATTAAAATTGCCAACATTGATCCAGCGGACAAATTAGCAGCATTAGAAACGGCACTTGATGCTTATGGCTTACAAAGTCTTAGTAAAGCTAAACGTCTACCAATTAAATCAAATGATATAGATTTTCCAAGTATGGTAAATTGTCAAATTTATCTAATGGATGTTGTGCTTACATATCCGGTAAACGATTCACAGCTACTTGCTATTGTTAGTCAACGTGCCGGTATCTCTCAAAGTAATATTGTTGTAACATCACCAAGTCATCCAGAAGAACAACGTCGTTGGGATTTAGAAGGCAATGATGTACGTGAATTTAAAAAAGGTGAAGCAGTATTAGATAAAGAATATTCAGCTGACGAATGTGCCTGCGGCGAAGAAGCCAGTAAAGCATACAGTCAAGGTAGTTTTCTTAAAGAATTAAACAAAGTTAAGTTTGAAATTGCCGGTAATGAACCTGCAGATGGTAAAACAACAAATGATTTACCACAAGGAACACAAAGCCCAGTGGGCTCAGTACAAAATAAAATACCAAGCCCAGTTAAAGGAAAATAATAAAATGAGCAACAACATCTACAACATCTTAGGCAAGTTAAAAGGCATTTCTGATACTGCCGCATCGACGCCAGATACAGAAGCTACTACAGTCTACGAAAGCGTGGATGCACGTGGTAGTATCACCGAAGCAGTTAAGGCTTTAGAAGCAAAATATCAAACTTTTAAAGAAGCTGCCGCTAAACCAGACTTCTTAGACTTAGATAAAGATGGCGACAAGAAAGAGCCAATGAAGCAAGCTGTTAAGGAAAAAAAAGCTGAACCTTTT